GCACAACCTTCTCCGATTCAGACCTTGACAATACGTTTAATGCGTACACGATAAAGAAAATATATGACATGGCTAGACAGGGAGGACTTGACGCTACAGCCATGTGGAATGAATTGAAAAAAGCTGATTCAAGTAAAATCATAGACGCAAGTCATATCCCTACTTCCGTATTGGACGGTAGATGGGTGAAAAAGACTGGCGATACCATGACTGGAACACTTACTTCCGCTGCTTCTTCCGGCTCAATCGTATTCAAGGGAGTGGAAAATTGTGATATTACCAATATCTATAAGGATAATGGAGTTATCAGGGACGATGATGGCGGTTTAACTTCCATAAGAAACGGATTAAGGTTCAACTGGTATGGCACATACTGGTATATAGGAAACCTTAGAGGAGGTAGTACGGATAGTGCAGGATTTGGTGTCGTAGACCATAACAACAAGCTGGTTTTACGTGTCACTCCAAATGATGTAAGAGCACCAAGATTCATGTCAACTGTTGCCACAGGGGTATCACCTTTGATAGTTTCAAGCAATACGCTTGTTAATAATTTAAATAGCAATTATCTTCAAGGATATAACAATCTTGGGTTTATACACAGCAACTATTCGGCTTCTACTGGTGGAACTGCTTATGTCAGCGGAGATACACATATTATGCTTGTAGCTGAAATAAATATAGATACTATATATAGCACATATGTTATATTACTGTCGAATGAATTTTGGGGGCATCAACACTATTCAGCATTACAGTTACATATAGCTTGTACAAATAATGATAATAGTGGTAATAAAAGCCCAAGATGCTCTGTTCATGTAATGAGTTTGGTAGGTTCTCATGCAAGAGGCGTTCGCTATAAGATAGAAAATAATAAGGCATATATTTTTATAGAAGTTTATGGTGGAAATAGTTATGGAAGATGGGCTTCTACTATACTACAAAACTATGATAGCATAACAACTAACAATGCCAATACAACGGGTAATATTACTTTGAGATTTGCCTTTAACCAATCTAACTCTGGGTTGAGTGATGCAAGTTATGTTAACTATATAAGTTCCACTGGATTAGCCACTTCCCGTACCCTTTGGGGTCAGCCTTTCAATGGTACAGCCAACGTAAGCGGAGATATGACTGGCGTAGGAAGTATAACGATGAGCGGTGACTTGAAGATAGGGAACGGTACTTCCCCAAATGCCATATATTTCTACGGAACGACAGGAGATTTACCGGGTTACTATAACCATACGTTCATTGCTGAAAGAATTTGGGGAGGTACGGAATGTAGTGAGCTTGTCCTGTTTAAAGGAAATGATTTAAGCGCCAATGATACAGATGCCACAACCGTAGGTGATAATGGACCTGACAGAATAAGACATATTGCTGCTGCCCATTTATTCCAGACTTATGCAGGTGTATTATCAGGCTCGGTAGAGAGTGTTTGTACAAGCTCTGTTTTGAGAAACTTGTTCAGCATAGCCCCAAACAGGGTTACAAGCTATGTTCCGTTTATGTCTACCGTAGCAAGCGGTACGGCTCCATTTATTGTGGTAAGTAACACTGTTGTAGGTAATCTTAATGCAGACCTTCTTGACGGAGTACATTTAGCAGGACTTAGTGGAGGAGAGGGTGTTATGCGTTCTTGGTTTAGAGGTAGATACACTACTGTAAACCAATATTTTGGAAATGGAAACGTAGTTACTATTGACCCTAAACCTACGGATGATGCTACCCTATCTGCAAATACTACTGTGCTAAGTCTAGGTGACGTTCCAACAAGAAATACTCAGTTAGCTTTCCATTATGATACAAACACGATTAAATACAGAAGGCATGATGATTCAAAGTGGAATGATTGGGTTGTGTTAATACATAGTGGAAACTACGCCAGCTATTCTGACGGACGCTACGTGAAGAAAGCTGGTGACACCATGACAGGGGATTTGACGATGAACAATACCAAAGGAATCAATATCGGATGGTCAACTAGAATGGTTAAGACTTCGGGTGCTTGGATTCACGGTGGTGGTGATACAGCTTCTTCAACCGATGCGAACTTACGTTTTGCATCATGGTATGGAATTGGTTGGTATCCTACGATAGATTCTACCAACGGTGTAAGACAAGGAAACAATGCCATGTGGCTGAATGTAAGAACAGGGGTATTAGATGTACACAGCAACATTACTTCCCATAATGGTTATCTTGCTGCAAACTGGGATTCGGCTAGACGGTTGGTATTGGGCGGTGGAGGTTCCTATGCTTGGATTGATTCAAGAAATTCAAGCAATAATGTATTATGTGATATTGTTTTGCAAGATAACAAGGTTGTAATAGGTAATTATGCTGAATCGAGAAGGTTCGTGTCCACCGTAGGCACAGGTACGCAGCCTTACCAGTGCAATTCCACTACAATGAATACCAACTTGAACGCGGATATGCTAGACAATTGGCATCTTAATTTCTTACCTAGAAATTACAATAACGCTAGAACTTATTCAGTACAGTTTGCTCTAGGTGGTACTGATAATAATTGGAGAAAGATATTCGCTTGTTCTGAATCGGGAGCCGGAGCATATAGGTCAGTAACGGTTTGGGGTCAGATATGGTACGCCTATGGAAATCATGCACAGGCAGAAGTCAGATACTACCACTTCTGTGCCATATTTTATATGAGAAGTAGCCCTAGTTCTTCTGGTAGTAGTGTTGGAAATGTTGAAAATTCAGCACGCCTTTTTCTCCCCATATTCGCAAAAGGAATGGATAATATCCGTCTTGTACGTGTAGGAACAAACAATTTTGAATTGCAAGTGCGCCAGATTGGTTCATATCACAATGGGCGCATACAATACCAATATTGGGCTAATGGTGCTAACGTTTCCGCATGGGAAAGTCTGCAACCAACGTCAAATACTTCCGTAGTTGTATCGGCAGGAGGTGCTTCAACGTTGGCTGACAATAGGGCTTCTAGTGCGGATGTGTGGACTTTTGCTAGAACGTTCTATATACAAGACCATAACGCTGCCCATACGGGTACTGGTATTAATGTAAACGGCTCTTCAAATGTATGTTTAAAACTCCCACGTTCCATCCAATGCTCCGATTGGTTCAGAAGTACGGGAAATTCAGGGTGGTATCATCAGGATTATGGTGGCGGTATATATATGAACGACAGCACATATGTTAGAGTGTTTGGAGAAAAACGGTTTTATGTTTCAAACGCAGATAACAGTGACTTTAGCACAAATACAGCAATATCAACCGGAGGAGGAATATATGCGAAAAAGAATATTACAAGTAGTGCTAATATCATTGCAAACGGAGCAATTACAGCCAAGGCATCCTCTTCCGATATAAGGCTGAAAACCGATATTCAGGGTTATGATGCTATGGGTATTATCCGTAAATTCCGGAGTGTGAAGTATCACTGGAACGCTATTGCCAAGGAAAATTCCGAAGTGTTCAACCATGATAACTGGAATTACGGTCTTATCGCACAGGATTTGCTTTCCGGCGGTTATAGTCAGTGGGTGAAAGACGCTTTCAATGACTACTATACCATAGATTATGAAAGACTTATCCCCGTTGTATGGAAAGGCTTGCAGGAAGTTGACGATGAAGTTACAAGATTAAAGAAAAGAGTGAAAGAATTGGAAAAGAGATTAGGTATTAACAATTAATAAATAAAAAAATATTATGAGTCATTCTAATGGAAAGATTACAGCCCCGATAAACCTTGATGGTGACGTTTTCGCCACTCTTGGCATAGGCAGTGTTGGTGGGGATTATGATTTAGGATACGCTTGTGCAAACACCCACGGAAAAATAAACCCGTGGGCACGGTACAAGCCTGTAAGATATGAAAGCCTTGCTCCTGGACCAGATGAAAAATGGTGGCAAGGATGGGATGGAAACTGTGGTGTCAGGCCTTTCCAAATGGCAGGATACCGGGATGCGCCAAAACACGCTGATGGAAGCATGAACGGATGGGAATACACCCCACCTACAGGAGGGAAGTTTCCATTTCGCCTTACCGACTTTAACGGATACAATCATAAAGCCAGAGCACCAATTGGCAATTTTCTTGTTCCCACTCAGGCTACAAACCAATTCACAAGTAGTTCTTTCATTGCTTCATGTACCATTATGATGCCCTCAGAAGGTTCCCAATTGCTGGATGAACTTAACATGGGGGATATTTCAACCGTAAAGGATTGCTATTTCGGAATATATGCGAAACAACGTAGTGGAAATCAGGGTAGAAGAGTTACAGCAAAAAATAAAATAGGAAGTGGGTATGCTATGGCGGAAATGATAACTTATGGTATGCCTACGGGAACTTGGGATGTTTACCCTTTTCTCTGTACGGCAATTCTTGAGCAGAACGCTTCTGATGTAGCCAATGACTGCTATTCAATACCTTTGTTATCAAGTAAGTCAATAGAGATAGTTGGTTCTTACGTAAGCATAACAATAATTGGTGGAGTGATGCCATCCGTTATGGGAGATATTGAAGTTACCGTAAGAGTGAGAAACGGTTCGAGTAGCTCTATTTCTTTCCGTAATAATAGTTGTATGTCTAGGTTTGCAAGTAAGAAATTTGAAGATCCTATGGTTATAGGTGAATCAAGAGAAACAATAGAGAATTTTTCAGTATCCGCCAATTCCAGCATTGACAAGAAAGTGAGAATATTAATATCATCGGAACTGATTAATGCAGGAACCGCAAGGGTATGGGTAAGCCTTAGCAGTGCTGCATATAAAGATAGTACATTGCTTCTTTCTATGGGTCCTAAGTTATAAGCACAATCATCCCCCTTGCCGTTTATCAGCAAGGGGGAGTTAATATCCGTTACTTTCCCACGATTATATTGAATGATTCAACCATTTCATGCAACACTCCATCAATTATTATTCCATTCAATCTCCTTTCGTCCCCAAATAAATAGCACCAAGTATGACAAATGAGCATCCGCAAAGGAACGCAAAAATATGACTAACTATCGGGTTCATTGTTTCAATCCTTTAAAAATATGACTAATAACATCTACCGTCCATCCGTTTCCTAACAGACCCATGCCTATATGTGGTTGTACCGACTTGGTGTATCCTTCGGGTACGGTCTGTAATCTTTCCGCTTCCGTAATATTTGGCGTTCTGAAACCTTTTTCGGGATTACAGTCGGGTGAGTTAAATATCAGCGGTGTAAGTGATTTTTTATATCTTCTTAACAACGATTCGGGGTTCTTGGCAAACCTGTTCCATGATTCAAGCATACACCATGACTTGTCTTTCTCCACATACCCGTCCGTGATGATGTCCTTGAATAATATTCCCTTGTCCTTCCATGCAGGTATTTCCCAGTTGCACCAGTAATATCTTGCTCTCATTTACGCGGAGAAATCAGAACTGTTGATATACACATAGTCTACTCCAAGATGTGACGAAATCAAATCAGCCCAATCGGATTTCATCTTCACATTTTCAAGCAGGAATTTTATGTTAGGATTGAACTGTCTGATATGGTTCAGTATGTTGACATATTCAAAGAATAATCCCGAACGCTCGCCATCGAAGTTCAGTTTCTCTTTCCCTAACTGTGAGAAATCCTGACATGGTGTTCCGCCAATCAGCAAATCAATATCTTCCCAATGTATATCCCATTTGTTCCAGTTTCTAATATCCCCCAATTCAATTATATCGGGGTAATTATCCAGTGCAACCTTGATAGACGGTTCGTTTATTTCGCTTGCGTAATACCTGTCTACCTTTATGCCTGCTCTTTCCAATGCGATCATACCACATGATATACCATCGCATAAACTTAATACATTCATCGCTATATTTTTTTTTAATTTTCAGCAAATATACGACATAAAACCGTATGTAACCAATACGTTTAACTTTTTTTTAATTATCTTTGCGATAATAGATAAAATTCATAATATGCAGTTTTCCATAGTACCAAAAATAGATGCCGAGATTATGTTTTCGGAAGATGACCTGTCCGTTTTCAGACAATCGACAGACGGTCTGTATTATATGATCCATACCAATAAGGTTATGGAAGTGATGCCTATGACGTTACCTGAGGACGGAACGGAACGCCCTTTCCCTTACGACACATACGACACGGGCACAAGAGAGTTTGAGAAGCTGCTTTTATCTGATGAGTGGGTTAAAATGGACGAAAAATGAGAAAGATAGGACTTTTTAATATAGGCAGACTTGGACTTGTAAAATCGGCAGGTACAGGAAAAACCGATATAAGCAAGGTGATAGAAGAATGGGTGAAAGAACACATGGTGTTTTGGTATGATATGTCAAAGCCTGTGGATACATACAGCCAAAACTTTAATGACTGGAGGTCGCATCCCTCTGTAAATGCTGATATAATTATAACAAGCACCTCATTTGTCATAACTAGATTTGCTACACTGAACGATACAGTAAAGTGCTACATTCCTGACCAAACAAAAAATTTCCCAGGAATGAAAGTGGAAGTGAAAGGTATAGTTGACGGGCAGGAATTATACTGGGGATATAGTGCTAATGTAAAATTAGTTAATATCACATCAGACGGAACCTATGATATTCCGCCATTAGAAACTGTAAATGGTAATCTGTCATTCAGAAACGGCAACATAGTTGGTGCTTGTAACATTACCATTACCCAGCTACCGTCAGGACAATCCGTTCCCACAAACGAAATACTAAAAGCTAATCCTTATTTGCAGGATTTCAGTGGGAACAACAGACCGCTTAAATTGAATAACTTCCTATTTGCCGCAATGAGCGGTGTGGGAGGGTATGAATTAAATTGGACTGACCAAAGTATATGGACTAGGTTTTTAGGAAGTAGATTTAATGGAGCCATAGAACCGCATAAACTGACTGTTACTTCTGCGTTAGGTTCTTATAATATCATGGAAACTAAAGTGCCTTCGTATGCTAAAAAATTCAAAGTTAGAATAGATGGTATAGTTGATGAAACGGTAGCTTATAAATATATAAACGCAAGCGGAACACTAGTAAGTTTTGATATAAAGGAAGATGGTGAATATGAATTACCGTCAAATAATACCATAGAAGGTAATTTTAATATGGGATGGGCTATTTTAGTAAACTCCTATCCTCATACCTGTAATATCACAATTGAGCAAATCCCATCCTACCCCAACGCCCTAGTGACTGACGGAGTGGATGATTACGGTGTTGTGCAGAACTTGCAACAGGGCGTGAAGGTGTTGTTCTATACTTGTAATCCGTTCTCATTGAACAAGATTCTTTATGACCAAACTAAACAGGGATGGAGAAAGTTCAACATATATAACCAAGCAGATAAAATAGCTTACAATGAAAGAAATGAAAATGGTGTTACGTATATTGACGGAAATCTGAATAGTCTATTATTGGCTAATGATTTGGTAAATAAAAAACAGATAATTACAATAGTAAATGATGGCGCAGATGAAAGCAATACGATATCGCCCATATATTTCAGTGTAAATCAACACAATGGTTATTTCGCAAACCTGGCTTTCTACAACTCCATCGGTTTCGATTCCGTTCCCACCAAACAGAATGACGGATTCACCGAGCAGGATTTGATTGATTACTATATACCGAAGGCTATCGTAACGATAACGGTGGTGGACGTATCCGGCTCACCCATACAGGATGCAACGGTCACGGTGGGAGGCGTACAGTACAAAACATTGTCTGACGGTACAGTAAAAGTACGGGGTATGGTAAATGGCACGATGTCGCTGTCTGTAAAGAAAGACGGGTATATGCCGTTTTCTGACAATTCATGGAAGCTTGCTGATTCAAGGATAACGCTAGAGGTTCTTCGGAATACCGTAATCACTGAAAATGGATACAGCATATTGCTTGAAAACGATGGTTTAATATTAACGGAATAATATAATGGAAGATAATCTTAAAATTTCACAGATGCCTCCCGTTGAAACCGCTACGGGAGAAGAGATGATACCATGTGTGACGGGAAGCCCTAAAGAGAACAAATCCGTCACGGTGTCCAAGATAAGACAAGGCATGGTAATGGACGAAAGCTATGTGCATACCGACAACAACTTTACTACCCAGTTGAAAGACAAACTTGACGGGATAGAGGAAGGCGCACAGAGGAATACCGTCATAGGCGTGAAAGGTAATGCCGAACAGTCTTACAGGACAGGGAATGTCAATATAACGAAAGACAATATAGGTCTGTCAAAGGTGGATAATACGTCCGATGCAGAAAAGCCTGTATCCACCGCGCAGAAAGCTGCCTTGGATGAGAAGGTAGACAAAGTGGACGGCAAGGCGTTATCCACAAACGACTTTACCAATGACTACAAAACGCTTCTCGAACAGATAAAGATGCAGCAGGGGAATATATATGGAGTGGAAATGAGAAGAGGGCAGACAGACCCTGTATTTCAGACATGGATAGGAAAGGAAGAGTTCAAGACATCACATCCTATCCTCAACTCTTTCCGTGCGGCAAAGGTAAAGGACGGTAAGGTAGTAGGATTCCTTGACCAGACCAATTTCTTCAAAATGGCTGATGGTAGCCCGTCAAATATTGTTATTGACGGAACTGATGTAACAGATGACGGAAGCGATATTATGCTTGTAAACACCAAGTCTTTCTGGGTAATCAACGGAGGAACGGATGATACATACGAAAGAAGGCTCGTCAGTGACGCTCCGTTTACATACGGTGGCGATACGGCCATAGAGATAAAACCGTTCGGAATGAGTATCGGTTATTCTATAATAAAGGAAGGAAAACAGAGGTCTATTATAGACTATACAGTACAGGGAACGACATCAGCAGGAAATCTAGGCGTGAACATAATGGAAGGAAACGGGTGGCCTACGACAAATGTATCACGTTTTGATTTTGAGAAGTATGCTAGAAACAAAAATACGGATACGGCAAAGAACTATCCTTACGCCAATGCGTTCGCCCTTGACCTTGAAGTATGGTGCACGATTCTGTTCATTAAGTTCAGGACAAAAGACCTACACGCACAGTCTGTTTGCGGAAAAGGAATATCATCCAACGATTCAGCCCCCGATGCGTCAAGCTGGGGGAAAATGACAGGCGTCAGATTCAAGAAGGCGGACGGTCAGACCTATGTGTATTACAAGATGAACGGGCAAGGATTTAAAGCATCAGAAACAGGAACTGCTTACAATTTTTCACAGCTTATAAACAACTACCGTCCTTGCATGAAGATGTTTGAAGCGCAGCTTGCCATGTCATACGCAAAGGAACACAATGTCGCTCCCGACACCGAGTTTGAATATGAAAGCACAAAATACAAATACTACAACTTCCAAGGTCATAACGGATTGGCTGACGGGGAAATGTCAGGTATCGTAGCCAAATTTGTCAATGCAACTGTAACTAGTGGGTGGAGTATTCCAGATAATGCGGCAGTGACAAATCGTGAAATAGAAATATGCTTCACGCAACCTATCATTCGGGGACGTATTGCCGGGTGGGGAGATATATGGATGTGGTACAGTGGGATAGATTGTGTCATGCACGATTCTACATCCATAGATATTTATCAGACCTATGACGTAAACAATCTGACTACAGACAATGTAGCCGCAGATAAGAATCCTGGGGAATCTTATGGATTTGAGAACACATATGATTTTGTCGGTTCTATGGCTAGAGGTGAAGGATACATAACGAAGAACTTTGAGAACTCGCTCATTGGAGAGGTCAAGGGAAGCAATCTTCACACGGGGGAATGTCATTACAACTGGTTTACGGGAAATGCAGGTTCGGGTAAAATAGGAAGACGTGGTGTTTACTTTGGTGGTAGGTCGTACGACGCCTTTTGTTCTCTGCGGGCTGGTAGTTTGTACCGTGATCCTTCCTTCGCGGGCACGAACTTCGGTGGCGGCTTTCGTTGTACAATAACCCAACCCTAATTTTTCACTTCGTGAAAAATCCCCCTCCCGAAACTTGCAAAATATATTAATAATGTTTAAGTTTGCATAATTAAAAATCTAACCAAATGCGTCAGCAAAGTTAAATAAGTCTGTCAAAGGCGGTTAGTTGAAAAAAGGCGGTCTGTAGAATGGTGGTGTTTACTTTGGTGGTAAGTCGAACAACGACAATTGTTCTCTGCGGAATGGTAATTTGAACCATGATCCTTCAAACGCGAACACGAACATCGGTGGCAGCTAACGTGCTAAAAAAATTACTGCTATACAGAAGCCTCGTCAGGAAGATGAAAAATGTCAAGACAACCCATTGTTTGAGGATGGGAACTTATTAGTACATTTACAGTTGTAGGTATATGGAAAGTTAGTTATCTTTGGCTCAACGGACAAAGAAAAGCACGTAAGATGAAAAGATTGAATAATATTTTTGAAACGATAGGCAGTATGGATAATATTATCTCTGCTGCTGAAAAGGCAAAGAAAGGAAAGAGAAATCACAGGGGTGTGAGGGATTATGAGAAACATAAGGATGAATATCATCAGAATGTTTATCAGATGCTCAAAGACAAATCATACCATGTAAGCAAGTATGAGGTGATAGAGAAAGTGACTGATGCAGGAAAGGTAAGGGAGATACACAAACTCCCGTTTTACCCAGACAGGATTATCCAGCACAGCCTTTTGATACCCATGATGGACAGATGGACAAAAAGCCTTACACTTGATTCATATAACTGTCTGCCCAAAAGGGGTATTACAAGTAAGGTTAAAAAGCACTCCCTTGTGAGAAAGATGAAACGGACATTGCTTGAAATGGACAAAAACGGAAAAATATACGTTTTGAAAATGGATATTAAGAAGTTTTATCCGTCCGTAAGACACAGCGTTTACAAGAAGGCATATAGCAAAGACTTGAAAGACAGGGATGCGTTATGGCTTATGAATACGCTTAATTACAGCAACAAAGGTCTGGCTATTGGCAATCCTGACGCTCAGATAGGAAGCCATTTGGTATTAAGGTCTTTGGATCATGTTATAAAGGAGCAGTTCAAAGTAAAGCATTATTTCAGATTTGCCGATGATATGGTGATATTATCCCACGACAAGAAACAGTTGCATGAATGGCTGTGGAGGATAAGAAATTACCTGTGGTATGAAAAAAAGCTGGAGATGAAGAAAAATTACAGAATATTCCCCGTTTCAGAAGGGATAGATTTCGGTGGATTTGTCTTTACTCCCGGTCATACCAAAATAAGAAAGAGAATAAAGAAAAACTTTGCGTCAAAACGTAATAACCCAAAATCAATTACGAGTTATATGGGTATGTTGATGCACTGTGATTCTAAAAACTTAATTAATAAAGTTTTAGTTAATAATAATAGCCACATGACAAAGATTAGTGACTTGAATATAAGGGTGTCAAGAAAGTTTGACGGAAAAGATGTGAAGATAGACAAACTTGTCGATGAACATATAGACATTCTTGATTTCGATGTAAGACCATCCACAAAGAAGGACAATAGCACATGGGTAAGGATGCAGATAATGTTCAAAGGAGAAAAATGCTTTATGAAAGGCGGATACGAAGCGTTAGGAACATTTCTTTCCCAAGTAGACAAAAGCCTTTTACCATTGGAGGATGTTGTCATAAAATTCAATAGGGGTTATTATTTTGATGGAACATTAGATATTTAAACTATGGAAAGAGGTTTGATTTTTGACGAGAAGCCTGCCTTTATCTTTGATTTAGGCACTGGATATAGCAATGTTCATTTAAACATTGAACAAGTTGACGAACCCGAAACGGACGATATGGGAAATATTGTACAGGAAAAGTTCGTCAAAAAGTGGAAAGCCGATGTACAGCGTGTAAAGAACCCTGTATCATACGACAAAACGGTAGATGCCGCCATAAAGGATGAATTTCCCAACGGTGAGGAAGAAGCGGCTCTCAGAAAAGGTATTTTAAACAAACTTGACCCGGATTATGTAAAGCTGAACGAGTTTGCCGAAAGTGTGAAACAATCTTACTTGAAAGGATATGGAAAACAATGATAAACAACAGATAGGTGGGTATTTCTCCACCAAAAACGCTTCAAAGGATGAAGCGTTAAAAGGTATCGTAGCTGCAAGAATATCAGCATCGGAAGATGTAACCGACAAGGAATACACAGCATTGTCAAACCTTATAAGAGTAGCGACATCGGATGGATGCCGTATCTCATTGGTACAGGAAACGAAAAGCAGATCAAGCAGAATAGCACCAACAGGAATGCTTCTCCCGGCAGGAACGGTGGAATATTTTTCAGTCACACCAGAAAGCAAGGTAAGTGTTACGGGAACAGCAAACATATCATCTATCGAGTAAGTCATGGGCATGAATTATAACACTATATTAGCTTCCTTACTTGACGGGATATCTCTAGCATTGAAAAGCGGAAACTCGAATGTTGATGCGAAACAGTTCAATTTCCTTACTGACGCAATAAACAAATCCACTATCATACCGTCTTATTTTGATAGAGAAAATGCCATTAAGTATCTTGATGTGAGCGACACAGAGTTTGCAAGACTTACATACAAAGGCACTAAGTTTCATCCCGTACAACCGTTATTATCTCCCGTGAGAGTACAAGGAATGACAAAACCCGTTTATTTGAAAGAAACATTGGATGCTCTTAAAAACAACGGGCTTATACGTCCAAAGAAGTCAAGGGGCAAATACAAGACTAAAAGCTAGACAACCTCATACGCATACATTGTAACACAATCATCTTTATTCTCCATATTAACCGCTTGGAAAATGTTTTCTTCATTATCCAAAGCGGTTATTTTATATGTTCCGTTCGTCAGATCAACAGTGTCACCTAATTTTATATAAGCATACTTGTTTCCACTAGGTATTAAATACGTAATCTTTATTGGATTATTATTCCATTTTTTTAATTCTTTCATCTTCAATTCCTCTATTTTAAAATTATTGCGCTAATATACGAATAGGAAAAACAACACACAAGCAAATAACTTATTTTAACAAGTTTAAACTATCTGAAACACAATAGGTTATACTGCGAAATTTTTATTTTTGTTTAGGCAATCCATGTTGTAAATTTACACTCGTAAAGATGAGTGCACAGTCTTTACGGGAGTTATAATACACACACATTAAATTACAATATTATGGGTTCAGACAAAATTTTTATGTTCGACAATCCTGCCGCTGGAGAAAGCGCAGGTATTATGTCAATGATTCCTGCACTGTTGCAGAATAAAGGATTAGACCCCAATCTTGTAGCTGCCTTGATGAATGGAAACAAAAATCAAGACGCTTGGGGTGGTGCTGGTTGTTATTGGATCTGGATTATCCTGCTCTTCTTCCTGTGGGGTGGTAACGGATTCGGTAACGGGTTTGGCAATGGAGCAAACGGAATCCCTGCTCAATTGAACAATGAAGCAGGACGTGAATTGTTGATGAACGCTATTCAAGGAAACGGAACAGCTATCAATCAGTTGGCTAGTTCTTTGAACTGCTCTACTCAACAGTTGCAGAATGCTATCTGTCAGATTCAAGGACAGATTCAGCAAGTTGGTAACCAGGTAGGTCTTTCCTCTCAACAGATCATCAACTCAATTCAGTCCAATAGTGCAGCTATCGGTTCTCAGCTTGCTTCTTGCTGCTGCGATATCCGTACAGCTATTGAACGCCAAGGATGCGACAGCCGTTTGGCTACTTTAGAGCAGACCAATACTTTGACAAGCAACACAAACACTCAGTTTAACATCTTGTCAAGTAAGATAGACGCTCAAACTCAAATCATCCAAAGTGGATTCTGCGAGTTAGAAAAGAGAGAAATGCAACGTGAAATTCAGCAGTTACGTCAGGAAAACAGCAATTTGGCTCTGGCTGCTTCTCAACAGGCCCAGACTGCAAATATAGTTGGCCAACTTAAGGCTCCGTGCCCGGTTCCATCCTATATAGTGCCTAATCCAAATTGCGGTTGTGGATATGGTTATCCGTTCATGGCTGGTTTTGGTGCAGGTTATGCTGCTGGTGACAACTGTGGTTGCAATTGCTAAAGTTTAGTTAAGAGTTCTTTGACTTGTATATAAATTACAGGTCAGAAACTCTTATCCCGATGCAAAATAATGAATGGCATTTACAACCAATTAAACACTATTTAACAAAATTAGTATCACCCTTGGTAGAAGGGGTTGAGGACGTGGAGTGGTCGGCGGTAGTCGGGGCGGTGAAGCGTCAATATGTACGTGTATAATTAATCGTATATAATTACCTAGTAAAATTCTAAAGAAAGGGAAAAGTTATGAGTTATTTTTTTAATCCTTATATGATGGGATATAATGCTAACCGTTTCAGAGGGGTACATAGACTTGACTTTGGAGGAATACCGTTTGTTAGGACATCTTCTGTAACGACAGATACGACAAATTCAGAGGTTATCTATGGTATTAGCCCGTGTCTGTTCAGACGATTGCCAAATCAAGGTATTTTGCTCTTGAGTGTAAATCATGTTCCTGCTGCTGGATCTGACGGGTATCTTGTTTCTGTGGCTACCACACTGACAAATACCACATCAACATCTACAAGCAAGGTTCCTTTGGTAAACGGTTCGGGAGATCAGATTCCGTCTAGTGAAATTTCACAAGGCAATAAATACTTTGTCTATTACGACAAATGTAATGGGATATTTCAAGTAGTTAATCATATCGTTGCACCTGCTACTGCCGCACTGGCTAGAAGCACTGTAAAATGATATTAAAAAGTTATAATAAGTATGTTTCAATCAATACGACAAGGACAGCAGTTTTTCATATTGCATAAAGGGGAAAACCCAAGATGCGATGTGGGTACTGTGGTAAGTGTTTCAAATCCTGTTCCTAAATATCAGAACGGATATACAGCATATCCTCTTCCGCAAAATGAAATGGTTGTGGATGTGAAAGTTAAGGTTGGAGATGATACTCTTGATTTTCAAAAGTTGCCAGCCAATCTTAGTATAGCAGACTTTTCCCAAGTAGGCGGAAATGTGGTTGTATCGGAAAGCAAGGATGCCATCAATGCAGAGATAGAAGCAATGAAAATAAGTAGTGTAAGGGTTGTGGAATCTGTGGAATACCATCAGAAAGTAATCAAAAGCTGCGATGAGATGCTTACAGCATTGAATCCTGCATTTGCCGAAAAGGCACAGCAGGACAAGGAAATGAAGGAACTTAAAGGTGAATTGTCACAGATAAAGGATATACTTGCACAACTTGCTGCTTCTGGTATCAAATTGCCTGACATGCAACATACAAACAATAATAATAACAACAATAAAAAATAAACACTATGGGTTGGAAAGTATATGGAATGGGCCGTAGCTTTGAAGGTGAAGATATGGACCGGGAATTAGAAAAAGCGTATAAAGAAGGTTATCGTGACGCTATGGAAGAAATGGAAGATCGCTATGGTGAACGTGGCGGACGTGGCGGACGAAGTGGAGGCGGTTATGGCGAAAGAATGTGGGATGATGATGATGAGTACGGAGAAAGACGAGGGGTCAAAGGTACTGGTCCTTACGCTAGACGTAGACGCTAATTAAATTGGTTTAAGCCCGTAGTGGTTTGCTACGGGCTATCTTTTTAAAAACAAAAGCTATGGAAAGAACGAGATTAGATGTATATGAGAAACTTCCTTCGGGAATGGAAAAATATCTTGCAGAACATGGATGGAACTTCTCTAAGAAATTATGTGAATATGCCGTTTCCAAAATGAAAGACAGGAACGGAAACAAAATACACCCGTATGACAAAGATCAAGTAGAAGCATTGATGAAACAATTCAATGTTGAGTTGAAGAATGATGTGGAATACAACAAGGTTTATGTATTGAATATGGTACGTGCCGACTATATGGGTTCATCCATAGTCAATGAGCAATATGCCTGTATGTTTGTAAAAGACTATCTTGACGATGTTGACGGAAGCCCTACCCGTGCTCTTGACGAGTATTACGCAAAGTGTATAGCCTGTGGAACACCTTTCTCTTGGGAGGATTATATCTGATTGTTATGGTACGCCAAAGACTATACATTGAGGAATATGATTGGACGGTTGATGTATTCTATTCTGTGGATAAATACTCTTATTTAAGAGCGATATACAGACTGGAATATATTGGCTGTCCTTTTCATTTGTTAAACAGAATAACGGAGAAGATAAAGACTGAAAAGTATAATTACGGTGTCACATATTCAAATGACAAGTGTACTGTAATTATTATCAGTCACAGTACATCTGATGAAGAATTTATGAATACACTGGAGCATGAAAAACAACACATGATTGGTCATATAATTGACTATTACGGCATAAAGCCTTCATCAGAAGAAGCCGGATATCTTGCAGGATATGTAGGTGCTTTATTTACAAAGCCTATAAAAGACGAAATTTGCGATTGTTGTAAGAAAAAACTAAAATAAATCACTATGAAAAAGATTTTTATGGCTATGATTAGCGGAAAGAGTAAAGAAGAAGTATATGATATGCTTAACGATTCAGAAAAGGAAATTCTGTTCGGTATTGCTCAAAGCATGGGAATGACACGGGTGGAAAGAAGGAAAATGAAAAGAAAATACGAAAAGAGAAGATAGGCTAACTGCCTATCCTCTCTATTATCAGTTAAAACTTTGGTATAATTCAAGATTTTTGAAAACATAACACTCCTTATCCTTTACTTGATGATACATATAAGAGGGAATATTAGCTATCTTACGGGAATTACCCCAATATGATATTCGTTCGTCTATATCAAACAGAAGTTCCGGTGTATCATAGAAAAGATTTAGCTCCCCTTCCTTCTTTACGTCTTCATCCCATTTGCCTTCGTCACGGGCGATATATAATTTTAAATTGTTCATATCTATATCAGTTTTACGCCTATTCATAAGGGTTTGTTTTACAGTAATTTTTATTCTCTGACATATTCAGTAGTTTATTTAAAGACTCATCTGAAAGAAGATGTTTGTTGCTAAAGTTTCCAAGCATTAAACGAGGTTCAATATTTCCATCTCTCATAAATTTCTGTATCTCGTATATATGAAAAAGTAAACCTTCACAATCTACTGCATAGTATTCAATGCCATCGTCATTACTAGCCGATACTTCGTAACCAATCCATCCACCATCTCCAATATAAGTACTTATCTCAATATTACGGCAAAAACCGTAACTGATAAGTAATAGCCTTAATACATCTTTTCCACTCATATTCATTCCTAATTCGATTTACACTAATTCAATTATAGCCTTCTTTAAATTAACAAATAAAGGTATTGCTGACATGCCCCCATTGTAATCCAACTGTCTTAAAGAGGGAACAACCTCTCCGTTATCATCAATTTCATAATCTGCGATATAGGCTAACTTCTTCGCTTCGGGAACCAATATCCTTTCATTATTCCTTTCATGAGCCATGACCGTTATACAGACTTTGCTTCCAATAGGAAATACTTGGTTGGATTCAATGTATTCCTTTTCCAACTGTTCCTTTTCTCCATTCAATTCTTTTAGCTTTAAATCAATGGCGTATCTTTTGCTTAAAAATTCTTCTTTATTCATCTTTTTGTCATTCTAATTTATTCTAACGTACTTGCCTGCAATATCGCAGGTTCTCAATATTTCTGCATTATCCTCACCAAAAGCGATGAGAATACTGCCACAGCCAGGAGAATCCCCACGAGTTCCGTCTGGACGGAAGAATTTTATTCGATTCCTCAAAAACATCATACCGGTTGCTTTCTTGAAGATGATGTCTTGAAACTTATTGCTGTCACATCGGTTAAAAAGTAGTGCTATACCGTTGCCGTGTTCTGCCAATTTCTCTACAAACTGCCACATAAGCGGTTTGGAGTACGGAGGATTAAGCCAAATTCGCCCCCCCCAATTTTGTATAAGACCATTGTCCTGCTTGTTGTACATGATTTTTGCAGTAGGCCAAAGAGGGTGCATGGGGGCACATGGGTCTAAATCAAATTCACCTAATGCGTCTATAATTTCTTTCGGTGTGTACCATTCATCGGTACTATTAGACGATCTTTCAAAAGTTGTATTCATTTCTTTTATGTTTTGAGTGTTATTTATTTCTCTTTTAACGAAACATTTCTATTACCACTTTATTTTCCGAGTTTCCATCATCAGGATGTACATCAGTAAAATCAATGACAGAAAAATCATATAGATCAGGAATGTATTCAGTTTGATAATCTCCTGTATTCATTACGATATTTATTTCAGCATCCTTATTGACAACTAACATTAGTTCGTCAATCATGTCTTGGACAGTAATTATTCTTTTCATCATTGTTTATATGGGTTTTACAAAGCCGCCTAAGGCTCATATTTATATCAATTTTAATGCTTCCTGTAAAACAGCTTCAAGTGCGTCTTCGTAGACATCCCATTTACCACCATCATTAGGTCCTTCATAAACAGAACTGGTTATATGAGTTCCATTGTCAGCTTTAGATATTTCGTATCCATAGCCACAAGCACAGTTATATACACATATATGAATATTTTTGGTTTCACGTAACCACTTCTGGGCAACGGATTGCGGAGGAAATTCTATATCTGTAAACATCCCTTTCTCTTTCAGCATCTTTGCTGTTTCTAATGTTACAAGTTCTTCGGTCATAATTTTATTCTCCTTTCAATTTCTTTATTAGCGCATCAGCGAAACCAAGGCTCCATTCTACTGTCATATTTAAACTAGCATTCATTACCTGTTCATGTGAATTGCTGCAAAATCCTTGCATGGCAGCTTTCGCTAGTTCATATCGCCTCTGTTCCCAGTCAATAGCTGAAAAATCAAGTTCGCATTCTCTGTAAACCATGTTATCGCATACATATAAATAATCTTTGCTATGTTGAGAGTTGATGTTTAATTGGGGAGTTACATCTACCAAAACTCCTGTTGATTTTACTCTTGCTTTCATTGTTCCTCCTTTGTTTTAAAGTGTTCAATCAGTTCGTTTACGGTAGCCTTGTGAACGGTATCCGTATTGACATCAATATGATAGTAAACCCAATAAGTAGAGAACTTGATTTCAGGACACAGAATCCATTTATCACCATCCGTAAACCATTGGTTCTTGTCTGTATCATCCCTCAATGCAGCGATAGCTAGGAAAAGTTCTTCATTCGTTCCGCAATCAATCCTTCCTTTCTTGGTTACGGTATCTATATCATATATCACCCCATATAAATTCCCATAAGATGTTATGATTGCTCTTCCTTCTTCAATGCTTTTATGACTTCCATTGCCGTCATAATTATGTGCATCTAAGGTTGTATTACCAGAATTAAGTATTTCATATCCCAACTCTTCCAGCCCTCTCCGAAGTTCCTGTGTATTTTTGCGTATAAAACACGGTGTTGTAAATCCCATAGTTATTCCTCCTTATCTATCTTAATATCAGTTACTTTTCCACGATTGACAAATCGCTGGTCCATATTGTGGTTGTCATAAGCTATATCGCAAATGATTTCTGAACTATCATCGCACTCATTTTGTAATGAGCACTCATCACATATTCCAACGCACAATTCATGCAGCATCCCGTCTATTATTATTCCGTTCTTTATTTCCATAATTAGTCTCCTTTCTCCTTAATCCGTTCAAGCACATCCCTGTTGGCTTCGAGTATCTCGTCAAAAGAAGGAATGGGCATCCACATGTCACACTCGTAGTCGTTCCAATCCTCAAATTCAAATCCTCCGTCTGTCGCAACGTATGGCGATCTCCCGGATGAAACAACGATATAGCCACTAACAATCGCTCCATTTGATACCATTCTGCAAAGGACAAGCTTGTTTGGCTCCGGCAACCGCTCCTTAACGCTTATCCACGGTGATTGCTTCGATTGCCATTCGGCACCAGAAATAAAAGATTCATAACTCTGTTTATACATTCCATTAATAAATCCACTTATTGTACCTTCGGCATCACATATTTCAAAATGCGTTTGGTGCTCTCTTGCTGCTTCTTCTACTGTCTGTTTCATATACTATTATTTAAAGTTTATCATGTATTCACAATCCTCATCACATACTCCTTTCTTTGTACAGTGAGGGGTATTAGTTTCCCACTCATATTCAAAATTATAACATAGGTTTCTGTATTCTTCCCTTCTTTCCGTAGAACCAAGTGTTCTTGCTGAACTCCATGATTCATAGTCATTCTAGACGCCTCTTTAAGAACGCATCCATCATCGTTATATAGCTTTCTAACTTCATTCATATTTGTTCCGTTTTGAACCATTTACTTGACATCAGGAAAATGGTAATTATTGCTAATTAAATTCTAATTGCTCTATCAGCCAATTGTTAATCAACTTCCACTAACTCACCGTTTTCCAGTCTATACCATGTATCAGCCTTGACAACCTCACCATCAACTACTACAGCCTTCCAATCAACAATATCATACGTATTATCCCTTTCCTCAGCTATGACCAAAATTGCACCTATTCCGCCTTTTACCTGAACATTTTTTCCTCTTGCTACTGACAAACCATTATATCCTGTTGAAGCCTTTCCTCTTGCCGTAGCAGCACCATGATTACCAGCCGTAGCAGCACCCCTATAACCAGCCGTAGCAGCACCATAATTACCAGCCGTGGCAGCACCACAATTACCAGCCGTGGCAGCACCATGATTACCAGCCGTAGCAGCACCCCTATAACCAGCCGTAGCAGCACCATAATTACCAGCCGTGGCAGCACCACAATTACCAGCCGTGGCAGCACCATGATTACCAGCCGTAGCAGCACCCCTATAACCAGCCGTAGCAGCACCATAATTACCAGCCGTGGCAGCACCACAATTACCAGCCGTGGCAGCACCACAATCACCAGCCGTGGCAGCACCACAATCACCAGCCGTGGCAGCACCATAATTACCAGCCGTGGCAGGTTTTCCCGGTTCCGCATTACACTCGTTAGTACACCGTTCCTTGACATAAGATACAACTGCTTTCACAAGCCCCCTTATATCAAGCTCAGCACCTATTCTAATTTTTGAAGAACAAACCTTGTTACTTTCTGAATCGTCTATTTTACCACTCTGCTCAACCTCACAAAACCTTGCCCCAGCCGGCGGATAGTAACCAAAAACATCCAGAGGATAAGGACATGCATGAAAACCTTTCTCGCATACCTTTATGTAACCTGTTTCTTCATACTCCTTACCTACTTCATACTTAAACCCTCTACAAGATAAATCCTTATCAAATGCTTTATAAGCCTTTATTTTCTGTTCCATGATATTGTTTATTTTTCGTTATTTTGATATTTCAATAATTCTACGCCTCACGCATTCTTCGAGTAAATTCATATCCTCCTTTTTTATAAGAGCACCTGTATTACGATTCACGCTCACATAAGGCTCAAACCCAAGTCGTTTTGAATTAATTCCGTTTTATCTTTATAAATTTACTTGCATTCTCTTTTCAATTAATATACTTTTTCTTGTAGCTATCAACCGCAAATACTTGCAATTGATAGAACCTTTATTCACTTTTGTACCGTCCAATTTCCTAATATCAAAGGAGCCATTACTTCTTCTTCCAAAGATGTAATACAACTCTTTTTGGTATTCAACCAAGTCAAACAACCTAAAACCTTTTACCAAGAATGGTGCTTGATTGAGTTTCTTTCTGCCACCTTTCAAGAAATTAGCTTTGTGTATTTGCCTGTTTTGGCAACGCACCTTCTTCTGATAGAAATAATATCCAAGAGGTTTAGCCACAGGATTACCACTGATACACCTTGCATCCACATAATGCTCTTTAGGAAGATTGTTAGTGATACGGGCATTTTTCGTGATATAGCCAAAAGTCATACTTACATTAGGATAGATATTCTTTAGCCTATCATAGAAACTCCATCGCATAATCCCCATAAAGGCGGAATCTCTAAATGACTTTCCACGCTTTACATTTAATTTAAACTCACCTCTATGATATGCCTTATGGCAAGTTTCGCAAAGGGTAATCAAGTTATTTGGACTATTCCCTCCAGTCTTTCTGCTCTCTATGTGATGCACATTCAAGACTTTATCTTTATTTTTACCCTTACAATGTTGGCAAGTATGATTATCTCTAAACAATACGTATTCACGCACATTGAAGAAATCAAGCTGTTCTCCTTGTTGGTATTCACTGCCGGATATACTTGGATTATTAATCTTCTGTATATCAAAGGAAGCCGTTTCAACTACGATATTAGTTATTGGCAGGAACTTATGTATCTTCTCTACAACAGTTAAGTGAGTTTGGATTTTGTTTTCAACAGATGGTGCTAGCCAACCTTTACGCTTGGAAGATACCCTGTTATTGAAACGAGCCTTGCGATAACGAAGCCTACTCCTACGGGTTCTTCTTAATTCCCTACGAGTAGATAACTTATCCACAATATCATTTCTCAATTCCACATCTGCTGCATACAATTCCTTATCACTTGTTGTTGCCGATATACCGATATGCTTGCTACCAGCATCTACACCCAAACTTACGGGCTGTGTATAATCTGTTGTGTCATAATCCAATTGAATTGTGAACGGAATACGGCACACAACATGGGCTAGACTGTTTTTTAACAGCCTTCTCACCTTACCAAACCTTTCAGTTGGCATAAGTGCTTGTCCTTGTTTGTTAATTACGTAAACCATTTACTATAAGTCGGATTTCTCCGTTAAATGCTCATCGACAATGTTATGGAGAGGTTTTGACCTTAGAGCAAGGGGCTTGAGCAAACACCCCTTGGTAACTATATATTCTCTCCTAACGATTAGTCTAATCAACCTGGGATTTTATCCTACGGGTAGTTGATCCGTTAAAATATTTTTTGTTTTATTTGATACGCTTGCAGTAATATATCTGTTAGTCGTTCTTATATCGGAATGACCAGCCATAGATTTTAGCTCTGCTTCTGGTATTCCCATATTAGCCCATCTTGTAATAGCTGTTCTACGTCCTGTATGTGTCTTGATGAACTGATATTTCGGTCCTTTCATAAGTACATTAGCCCGTCTTACAAATACCTGCTTGTTTATACCTGCTCTACATCCAAGAGTTGGTAGAACTTCGTTCATTGTTGTCTTTAACGAAGATTCTATGTTGTATTTATCAAACGATCTAACCTCTTTTATCATTTCTATAATCTTGGAAGGTACGGGAACCTCAACGTTCTTACCTGTCTTTTTTGATATATACGAAATAACATTTCCTTCCATCATAGAATCTTTCAATCTGAAAATATCGGAATATCTCATAGCAGTATAGCATTGAATCAGAAACAATTTCTTTACTATTTTTTCTGTAACGTTAAACGGCTCGACATTCCAGAATAATTCTATTTCTTCATCCGTAAGAGATATATTTGAAGGAGATTTTACGTTCAGTGAGATAATATAATCATTGATATATTTGCTCATCTCTTTTGATTCGGACAATATTCTTTTAAGCATTAAAAGATATGCCTTTTGGGATGATTCGCTTATCTTTCTCTTTGATTTTATAACATTGATCATATCATCTATCATGTCACGATTGACAGGCTTTTCAACGGACGGGACTTCCTTAAACGTAGGAATGGCATCATCAAAATCATACTCGTCATAAAGCTGATTGGTAAGATATGGCATTATATGTTTGGATAATGCTTCGAATCTTACCTTTCCGCTTCTTGTCTTTGTATTATTCAACTTTTCTATCAATACGCCTACGGTCATAATTGAAGGGCTATATTCGTTCTGAATTGTTTCAAGTCGGTTTTTTAAATCCTCAATCAGCCTGTTCTGTGATTCTATCGTCTTGTTTAACCTATCTATTGTTTCAGCGAGAATCTGAATTGTTCTTTCTTTATCTTCCATGTTTTATATATTTTTGTTGCAAAAATAATAAAACGGTATATTCGATAGGTTAAACGATAGTTATCAACTCTTAAAAATGTTTACTACGCCCATTAATTTATAATCTCCCTTTTCGTTAATGATACATATAGGAGCATTATTCTCAGGATTGGTATATGCCAATGTGACATAATCCCCAGGGAACACTTTCAATGCGTTAATCATCTTTTCAATATTCAGATTGCAATCCAAACGCCCTTGACAATATCCTTCAATTCCGACATTTTCCGATATTTTATACCCTGCATCATTTGTGTATGTTATATCCATTTTATTATCTCCCTCCCTGCAAACAAAATGTGATATGTTATACACATCTGACATTACCTTTATTCTTGAAAGGGAATCTATCAAGTCGCTAGTTCTTGCTTTAATAAAGTAATTAAAGTTTGATTTTATATTATTTACCAATGGCAGGTAGTCTACAAACTTAACCTCCATCAGAGTACAATTAAAGACAGACCCGAAATCCCCATAAGATATAGACATCACCCTTTCATCATCAGATACAGAAACAGTTACATTTTCTTCTGACAACATTTCAAGAAAGGATAACGCTTCCTTTACCGAAGTAGGCATTACATTTATGCACAAGTCCTTTGATATATCCGGCTGACATTCTATAACATCTCTTACAAATACAATCTTATCGGACGAACATATATCAATGCAATTATTGGAACAAATAAAATTTATCCCCACTCCACTAAGGCTGGTCACAACGTCACTGATATCATTAAATCCTATGTTCCTTTTTAATGCTCTATACAGATCATTCCTGTTCAAGTTGACCCTTATCCCGGTACCACGCTTACCTATTTTAATATCAGGATAAGATTCCACATCTTCTGCAAAGAAAGACGCTTCACTGCCATTGTAAGAGAATATTATATCCTTATCATATATCTTTACCGTAACAATGGAATCCTTTACTGTTTTGAGCAGCTTTACAAGCCTTATTCCGTCTACTGCAAACTCCTGTCCGTCATTACAGTCTGAATCAACAACTGGAATGATCAAACGCATCTCATTAAGGTTATTGTATGAAGTAACCTCTATTGAATTTTCTGATGCTACATATTTAAAACGGAAACATTTCAATATCGTCAAGCCTGTATCGGAAAGGCAGGCTTTGGCTGAGTTTAACGTTGAATATAAAACTTTTCTATCAAAAACTATTTTATTCATGCCAATATGTTTATTATTTTTTCAAAACTTACTTTTGTAGTGCTGTTACGTAAACAGTAATCTTTAACCTGCAATGTATTCGACATTATAGGCTGACCACGCTCGATAGCGTCAAGTATATTCCACAACATTTCCTTAGACCATACGAAATATCCTCTAAAGAAATATGTTGCCATCACATCAGCCTGTTCTATTATATGATTACGGTCATGGTTACTGTCAGGCATTTTAAGTTCTATGCCATATATCTTACCGTCATGTATATAAGCAAGGTCAGGCATACTTTTTTTTGCTCCTAGAGCACGGAACTCAGCCGACTTGTTACCACTTACAGCAGGATGGAGAAGTTCGGAAAAGAATGCTACAAGCAATCCCCTGCATCCTTTACCTTCCTTCTCGTTCCTGTAACTAACTACTATATCTTTCTGCATTTTCTTTTCTTCCGCAGACCGTTTTTCCTCAGCCATGATAAAAAAAAATTGTATTTGGCAAAGGTATCACAAAATGGGATATATGAGAAAAATAAAAGGTTAAAGTTTGTTATCAACCATCTCAAATCCTTCACACATATCATGTCCGCTGTTTCTTATCTTCATGGCAACGTTTTTTTCAAACCAAGGAATATAGCAGACATATCCAACAAACAAACCGTCCACAATAACCGTATATCTATGCTTGCAGCGACAGCAGCAATACTTTCCGTTCCTGCAAGACTTTGTATTGCTATTTTGCAAGATCATCCAAAGAAATGTTTTCTGACAAGAAATCGTCCGTACATTATTTCACCACATCATCGAACCGCAAATCGCAATACTCGTCAATCCAGTCACCTATGAAATATAGTTTGTTACTTCCTGCAATAAATTTTTTCCCATGATTAAATGTTTAAGTATTGTTTTATTTCTTTTTCTAACTTGTCCAATGTACTGTTTACCAATCCATCCCACTCTTTTTCATATGCAGGAATATTCCTTTTTACTGTAGAGTGAAAAGAGATTTGATTCCCTAAAGGAAGATCAAAATACATAATAAAAGAAACTCTTTTTCCCTTATCCTCCGAGCACCCAAAAGAGAACTTACTTTCGTTATATATTTCGATAAGTTTGTCAATCAAATCTTCTTTCTTTGCGTACATCTTTTCCGAGTAGGGAAATGGAGCGTCTTTAGCCTTTATGTTGTAATCTTGTATCTCCAATGCAACACGGTAAATTTTAGCCGTAAAATCTCCTTGTTTTATCTTTTTATTAAGCATTAATTTTACCTTTCTTGTACCTATGCCGCACATATTTTCACGTTTCAATTTTAGCATGGCTATCAATTTCCTGTTTTTCTCCAAGGCTTCTTTCTTTGCTTCCCTTTGTCTTTTACAATCTTCTATTACGGAAACATAATTTTCTTTTATCCCGAAAACGTCCATTCCGCCAAAACAAAATGTTTCAATATCTAAGATTGTATTCTTTTCCATCCCAAGAAAATCTATAAGCCTTTTGTCTATGCCAAAAATATTCGTGTAATGTCTAAGATGTGACACGCAAACAATATATTCCGGGTTATGGGAACATTCAATCTCATCAAACACTTCCCAAGGATTAATGTTGTTTTTCATAATGTTATTTTTTTGTTTCTTTTGATATACCCCCATATAAACTTGCTGGAATATCCGCATTCTTTCATGGCTTTACGAAAATCAGATTCCGTATTTCTGATATACAACTGCCGTATTGCCCAATAAGTATTGTATCCTTTAAGTTCCGCATACTGGAAAAATTGTGTAGGTGTCATTTGCTCGAACTTTAAATCTCCTACCAGTTCTTGCAGTTCCGCCATCCTTATTTCCTTTTCGGTAGGATATACATATCCGCAGAAAGGGCATTCCGAAGCGGTTATGGCAATATATTTACCACACTGTTTACATTCCTTCACTCCTTGTATCCCTTCACATTTCCCTTTGTTATGCCATAAAGCCCATTTACGTTCTTTCTCAAACTTGCCGAGCCGTGATATGTTACCACCGAAGTCTAGGAGAAATGCTTCCGTTTTATTTGGGTGAAGCCGTATAGCCCTGCCAGTTGCCTGGATATAAAACTGAACGGATTGTGTAGCACGGTTTAATATGCAAACCTCTATACTTGTTTCATCGTATCCCGTAGACAATATGCCACTGTTGCATATAACGGTGAATTTATCGTCATGGAAATCCTTGATAAGCTGTTCCCTGTTTCCTGTAAGATGCTTGTATTTTTCATATAATGCCAACTCATCAGGTTTGTTCTTGTCTATACCTGATATGAGGAATTTTGCAGGTATGCCAGCTTCATTAAATTCAGCGCACATTCTTATCGCATTTGCCTGTGTGGCATCAAAACAGATTGCTTTTTTCATCGGGCAGATACGCATATAGTTTTCAATCACCCCCTTGTACTGTACAGACTTGTTGAACACCGCACCCATCTGCCTGCTATCGAAATCACCTGTGCGATAATCGGTATTAACCTTAGACAAGTCGGGCGCATCAACTGTAAACGTTCTCAACTTGGTTATGTTTCCCCGGTCCATCATATCCTGTATCTGGGCGGTTTCTACAATCTCTTCATAGTTCATGCCAAGCTGCCTTTGGTTTCCACTTCTCATCGGGGTTCCTGTAAGACCTACTACATACTTATCATCAAGCAAACCAGACTCAAAGAGATAATCCGCGTCAGACGAATGCGCTTCGTCTATCAGACAGAGAGATACACTCTTAACCCATTTAACCCATTCGGGTTTTTCGAGCCTTCTACGGAGAGTTTGAGCCATTGCGGATACTACTAGACCTTTAGGTATGTTCCTGTGTTTAGGAGAGATGTATTCAGCCTGTATGCCAACTCTTTCCAACGTTCCCCCTGTCTGTGTCATAAGTTCAGATCTGTGGGATACGATAAGCACCTTATTCCCCTTTTCAACAGCACCTTTAGCCATAAAACTCATTATGACCGTTTTGCCGTAACTTACACAGGCTGAAAATATGACATGCTTATGATTAGTCAGGGAATTTCTCAGACGGGTTATCCCCACCTCCTGGTAATCCCTTAGCTTGATTTCGTTTGTACTCATCTTCTTGTATTATTCTTTCAAGTTCGTTTTTCAATGCAATCACAAAAGCCATGCACTCTTCTCCTTCAAACTGCTTGACAAACTGCTTGGCGGAATCTTCATAATCAGGAATACATTCCTTTTTGAAGTATTCCTCATTGTCTTGAAGAACCATCCAATCCTCGAAGTGGTGGTTTGACTTTTTCTTGAATATGTGAAGCAAAATGGCAGTGTCGCTATTTAGTTTGATCAGCTTCCTGTCGTAGTTTTCAAATTCGTCAACGTAATCCGTATTCATCCTCGTAAAACAATTTAAAATTTCTCCATCTATGCCCGTTTTTCCCTTTACAAAAAGAACTGCAAGAGCGTTGTGGCATACCTAATTTCCTCTCACAGTCACAACAGGCTTCAAAGCATAGGAATCTGTTCGTGCCATCCTCTATCGCAATGACAGCCCTTGTATTATTCCTATGACCGAGATAAGAACCGTTTTCCTTTCGTTTTTTAATGAGTTCCTTCATAAGAACTCTTTTCTTTTCACGTTCCTCATCCGATACTTCCCTTCCTTTCTTGAATCCGTAATTATGACCTTTGACGAACCTTCCTTTTTCGTCACGGTAAGATATTGGATAATCTATCCATAATTCGCTAATTGCTGGCATTGAAATCTAACTTTAGTTTTACAATTTCATCACTCATGGCATGTACTCTTTTCAGCCATGCCATTTTCCATGCTTCTTTTCCTATACCATATATACGATATATATCATCTCCTGCATCATCAAATTTGATAGGAGTGCAGCTTATTGACTTACATTTCGTTCCGTCCATAAGTTCAACGTCACCTACACCTCCATTGAGCATGATAAAGTTGATATTGTTTTCTATGGCAAGATAGGGGATGATTATTTCATCCCCACGATTAGGTTTGTTGTGCTTGATTAATGTAGTCATAACAATTTAGACAATAAATCTTCAAATTTATCTTCATACCACAACGGTTGTGTTTCTTTAGGATTATTCGGGCTTACTTGGTTTTCCCCATAAGAAAGACCTTTTTCCGTGATTGATTTGAATCGTTTTTTCTTACCGTGTGAAGAATTTCTGCTCAATTCGCAGAGGTATCCTTTTTCGATAGCAGCCTTGTTAAATGCCTGTGCGGAAATTTTAATTCCTTTTTCAGATAACAATTCAGAGACAGACTTTAGTATCCCTTTCGATGATGTATAATCTGGAAGAGATATATTTAATGGGCCAAGTATTTGTTTTGCGATAATCAACTTTGAATTATCATTTAAGTTCAAAAACTTTGCCGCCCATGTAGCTGCATTCATTTTATCCGATATGGTTGGTTGATTGTCAATTGACTTATTCTCTATAATCTTATTAACGGTATGATGAAATACTTGTCGGTAAACATCAAATACTGATCTTACTTTTCTTGCAATAAAAAATTCAAGACAAGGCACAGTAATATGATAATCAATTCTTCTTGAATAACCGATTCCATTTTGGCATTTTACTTTTTGGGTGATTGCCTGATAATCAACACTTTCAATAAACTTTTCCTTAAGTTCGTTTACTGCTTTATGCTTGTCTTGATAAACAAGCATCCATACATCATCAAAATTTACTGGAAATTCGTTATCTGATTGTGATAGCTTTAATATTTCATTGAAATACGCCTTAATTTCGCTTTCACTACTTTCTTTAGATAATGTTATATTTGTTGACATATTATTAACTTTTTGTGGTAACTCCGCAATTACCCGTTACGTATTTGAAACACCAACAAAGTCATTTACTTTGCTTATTGGGTATTTTTTTGCATCACGTTCGTTGAGTGAAAGATAAGCTAGAGCCATTTGTAACTTATCCTCCATCCTGTCTATATCATCTTTATAATCGCTTCTGTCAAGTTCCCAATACAAAAGCCTTGACGGATCATTAACCGGGCGTAAATCAAATGGATCATCATCAGATTTACCGTCATATACGATATAATACATTTTATCTACATCGGGATGGGAAAGAAAATGCGACATTAGCTGCCAATAGTATTCCTCTATCGCCTGTTCCTTTGTTGCTTCTCTCAAATATTCAATCTTACTTTCAGAAGTAAAGCATTTTACTTCTGCTATATAAGATAATTTACCATTGACATCAAATCCATATCCATCGGGAGAATCGCCATATCCATCATAGATATTATCGACAAAAACAATTTCGTCAAAATCATCCGCACAGGACATTAGTCTGGAGAACGTGTTATGGTTAAAACACTCGATAGCGTCTTTTTCATGATCCTTTCCCCACTCCATGTCAGAAGTGGATATATGTCGGCATGGTTTGTTTAACCTTCTTTCCCTTGCAACCTGATAAAGATAAGATATAGCTGTATCCCCGAAAGGAACATCAACTGTCTTTCTCTTTACACCCTGTTTTTTTGCAACCTCTAGTTCGGAAGGTGACATTTCCCTTCTCCCGGAAACCATAAGTTTTCCAATGGCGGAAGAGGTGATTTTACCACACCTCTTCATAAGCCATAATTTTTCTTTTTCTTCCGCTTCCATCATTTCTTAGTCGCTTCGTTAAACAATTTCATAGCTTCCGCATCCACATCATAGCTTGCCGTGATGTATCCAATGTCGCATTTCCCACTTTTCAATGCTTCCAATGCAGCCTTGAATTTATCAGAGTTGACTGTCATCTTCTCTTTCTGTGGTGGTGGCGGAACATCACGCCCTATACGCAATCCGTAGACCTTTCCTCCATCGCTTGGGTCACGTGTCAGTTCCTTGCATAATATGACACGGAAATCACGGATGGTTTCAGGATAATCAGTTTGAGCCAGCTTGGTAAGGCGTTTACGGTTCGTACTGTTCAACAGCATAGGTTTAGGAACAAGGTTTGTTTCTTTAAAGTAAGCAATCCATGATGGTTTCTTGCTACCTTGTACCTTTGCATTCTCATCCCATACGATATGGGATATTGTAGCGATGATAGACTGACCGTTAGGGAGTATTTCTACTCCCACATAATCAGATTGGCTTCCAGTTCTCCAATGATGGAGAACCTGGCTTTGTTGTTCGTTTGACATATATACTGAATTTAGCTAGGTAAAACTACAGTTGAATTTCCCGTTTTGTCTACAATGACGCTCTTTCCGCCTATGACAGCTTCCGTCTTGTGTCCACTTGGGTATTCCGATAAACAGGAATCATTTTCCGCTTCATACGGATATACATCCATGATGGCAGTTTCGGCTATGGATGAAATCACATAGTCTGCCATTGTGCCTTTCATTCCTTCGTCCAGTTTCTTTACAGCATCTCTCAAATCGGCTGCCTGAACAAGCATATAGCATGATGTCTTTTTCTCCGCTCCGCTCTTTTCGTCCAGCGTGATGTAATACAGCTTGCATTTAAACCAGCGATCGGCTGCATCTTCCTCAGAGGGAAACAGTTCGCTGTAATTAGAGCGTTTAATGTCCGAAACAGTGAACTCGCCACTGATAAACGGTGTCATTTCAGATATAATACGTGCTTCCGCCTCAGTAAAGCTAAGCGCATCAACCAGGTATTGCTCACTTACTTTCTTATTCATCCCATTTTCTGCTACTTTTTCGTAGCGAATTTTACACTCAAAAAATGTTTTCATGTCTATTATTATTAACAAATTAACTTAATCAAAATTGAAATTATCCTCACCACTTGGTTCTTCGTCTGGCATATCATTACCGAAATCCATCGGAATAAACCAGTCTGAAATATAGTCTTGCATGATTAATCCTCCTGTTCCTGCTTAAAATATTCATAACTTATCTCTCCATTTACGATCATATCCATGATTTCTTCATCGGAAGATGTGGCTATCTTCATCATAAACTCATCTTTCTTAACCTTTTCAATATCTTCATTTTCAGTATTTCCCACCTTTCCCACCTTTTCCATCTTTTCTGCCTTTTCAGACATATAAGACACAGCATCTTTAGCTATTTTCAAGGCATACTCTGAATCGTATAAAGACATCATGGATTGAATGTATATTCCGTTAATCCTGTCAAATATTTCCTGTTGGGGAAGGCTTAGAAACTTTGCCGTATTCGCTCCCATCATCACCTTTATCTGCCAAGATGTTTTTATATTCACTACGTGAAGCCATCCCTCTTTGATAGGGCTTTTAATAATATAAAAGTCACCTACAATATATCCTTCGTCTATATCTTTCTTTTTCATAACCTATATTTTTCCAAAGCAAGAATTATTCTATGATCTTCAAGGGCTGATTTTATTGTATCGTCAATCATCTGGTTATGCGTTTTAGAATTTATATCCAATTCTGAAACATTGCATCCGTTATCAATCTTATTCTGAATACTGAAATAATAATTTCTTATTTCCAGCACGTTCTTATGTATTTCTTCTCGTGTCATTTCCTAGGTAAAAATCTATTTTTAACAAATGATAAAAGCATCACGGATATTTCATCGGCATATCTTGCAAAATCATCCTGATATTTCTCGTCAACATTGTTATCCATCCATAGGATTTGATTCTTTGCCATAGTACCTACCTTTTCAAGCGTTTCAAACATTTGAAGGCTAGATCCGGGGAGTGTTTTCTTTAGCATTTCATTCAACTCAATGGAAGATGAGTGGATAATATCAGCACAGAAAGCAATGGCGTTGACATACATCATCCAATCCATTTTCTCATCATCAGACATCTTCTTGATAATATCCATGCCCCTTACATATTTACCGTCAGGATAAGCCTTGATATATGCTTCCTGAAACTCCTTTATCTTGGCTGTTACACGAGAGCATTCAACCATACGGCCTTTCTTGATAAGATCGTTCTGCTGCTTGCGCAACTCCTTCATTTTTCCCTCTCTCTCACACTCCTGTATTAACAAATGTCTTTCCATCTTCAATTATTTTTATAAGTTCTTTAAACTGGTCCGCAATTATCTCTAGTTTTCCCTGTATCTTCTGATTCATATTCCCGTCCTTGTAGGAACTCTGAAATCCTTCATAACGTGAATCAATGCTGGAATAACAGAATGATTCAGACGTGATGTTTACCATCGTATTGTCACCGTCTATGAACGGTTCTGGTATGTCTACTTTTATCATCATAGCAATCCGAAATAACTGTCTAGTTTATCAATCGTTTTATCTCCATCTTTCAGGACGTACTCAATTACTTCACGCCCTGAAAGTGTTTCTCTCAGTTTGTCCACAGGCTGAACATTGGCTGTACCTTTCGAGTAATTGTTATAATGAACAATCTCCCATCCTTTTATGGATGACAGCATCCTCCGTTTGCCACACAAATTTATAGCTTTTGGAGTAAATTCCTTTTCTTTCTTATCCATAATCAATCGTTTTTAAACTTTTTAAACATCTCATCTCCCAATACTCCGCTAATGAACATGGTAAGTTCTATTTCCCATTCATCTTCCTTGCCCTTCACGAACGGATAAGTAAGCTGATGCCATTCGTGGTAATCAAACAGCTTCATGCGAAGCGGATAATAATCAAACATTTTCTTGTTTTCATAAAACACACGGATATGATTTTTCTTAATCTCCGTGTAAGACAAACCGTAGTAATCCAGTATCTGGTAGAATTTGTCCATAGGGGTAAAATTACATTTCATGCTTTATATATTCTTTTAGTTGTTTATGCAACGATTTCATGTATGCTATTATTGTATCCGCATTATGGTCTGAAAAGTCAACATCCTTTACGCTTTTCAACTTTAACCCATACACTGAAACAACAATAACTTCTATGATGTTATGTTCTCTATCTTCACGGTATAACACATCTTTAATGCTAGATGTATTAATGATGGGAAAATCACCAACTTTTATTAAAGATTTATACTTACCTAGCATCATTGGCATTATTGACGTTATGTCGTTTTCTACAAAATCAAAAAACATATTCTCGTCATCTCCGCAATCTACCGTTTCAAGAAACATACGGATAACATCCCACTCTGATTTTACGTGAAAAGTATTATCTGACTTGTCTACAAAGATGCCATCACCAAATCCATCCAACGCTTTTTCGGAAGCGGTGTACTCTAACCGTTCAAGTCTGTTTCTTATGTCGCTTGAATCCTTTCTAATCAATACCTTCATGAAAAATATTACGTTTAATTACTATTGTCGATTGCTTCGGTAGGCTAACCTGTTCACTGTTTTCCTTGTTGGTCAAAATATATCTTTCCCCAGTATCACTAAACAGGAAATCATCTTTTACAAAGGGTATTTTCTTTCCATCATACCCTACAATAAAGCAGTTTTGAAAAATTTCTAGTAGAATCATGATCTTTTGTTTTTAGCACATAAAGAAAAAATAGGTTTGACATGAAATGCGTTTCTTACAATCCAGTCGTAATCTACGCTTTTTGGATCTCTTTCAATACTCCAAAGTTTGCTAGCGTAATTCATATCGCTTTTCAATAATCTGATTTGTCGTTTCTGCCTGTATATTACAATATAAGGACAGAATACAATCATCATTATTTCTAAAAACTTTTTCATTGTCTTATCGCTTAATGGTTACTAAAATCGGGGGAACGCTTTCCCCCTAAACTTTCATTATAGATATGCTTGCTTCTACACTCAAACATGATGCAAATATAGTCAATAAAATGACATACTATAAAATGTTTTAAAATATATATTATTTATTCACATTTATTAAAGTATTCCTTAAATACGTTTACATTGTATGTGTTTACCTGGCAATGGTTATCGTCAAAAATCTTTTTTATCTGATAACCTAGCTTACAAGATATTACTTTCATCTTCATCCGGCTAATCTTTTTCCAGTTGACACCGTTTTCCTTTGCCCATCTTTTGATACTATACCATTCATTGGATTCGTTTGGTTGTGGTTTTAACGCTTGATTCCTTTCGTACTCATCAGCCCACGCCCTGGCAGCTTCGGCAGGATTGTTGAAGTTTGGTAATCTAACCTGTGCATAATAACTGCCTGTATTGGTAGCTGATGGAACAATATAATCAAATATCCAACGTTCAAATTCATCAGCCATAGGAGGAAAAGGGCTTTTATAAATCAGTCTATACATACTCCTTTCATTAATAAACTCCATTATATCATCCCCTACTTCACGCATCATTACGGAGGATGGTTTACAGTGCTCTAAAAGAGCTTTTAATGGATTTGAATACTGTAAAGAAGATGCAGCGTCTAATCCACAGAACCAAATTTTACCATATCGAACAAACACACGAATTTTGCAAAAAAAAGGATGTTCGTAAACCATTATTTCGTCCGTTTTGTGTGCCGAAGCTGTTTTATCGGTACTATTGTTTTGTTGCATAAATAAAAATAATTAACTTTGTTAAACAATTAAAATAAGCAATATATGGTAAAGAAAGTGATTAGGGTTAATGTTAAATCCCCTAAGGTAACATCAAATAAAAAGGCATCTCCCGTAAAGGTCAAGATAAACATGAAGAATACGGGAGGATTACAGCCCACAGGAAAACAGAAATTATAATCTACAACAGTTTCTAAAACCATCGGTTATAGATTGATGATTATTTATATTCCTATCTCCAAATCGTTGATGTAGATACAATGCAATAAAGAAACATACAGTTACAAATCCTATTGATATATACGGATAAAACATAGTGCATCTCACGTCCTCAAACACCACATTATTAAATACAATATCCAGTATTGCGTATATAAACATTTCAATGACAAATACTCTATGGTATATACAAAATAAAAATACCTTTGACAACACATAAAACAATATTGCATTAAACAGTTTGGCGTTAAAGAATATGGTAAGGTACTTGTCCGAAAACGGAGTGGCATACTGAATATACTCCAATGTGTCACCATCATAATATTCAATGATATCACCTGTTCCAACAGAGTGTATAACCTCACACTGATGGACAAGTATAGCAATACAGAACAATATAGGATAACATCTTATCACCCAAATAAGAAACGTCCTGTAGAAATTGTTCAAACTTTCCTCTGGCATTTTGTCTTTCATAAATTTACTCTCCTGGACAAATTTCTAATAATCTCTTCTTTCGTTCTCCCTTTCAACAGGTTAAGATCAATTGTTGCAGACCCTACCTTTACGCAACCATCAGATATGTATTGCTGCACACGTTCGTTCACAAGATAGTCCGCACCAAGCATATCCAATTTGGACAGTCCTTTCACATCATTTCTTCTGCTTAACACAAATCCACCTACCGTTCTCCATATACGCCTGTATTGGCTTATTCCGTCCTTTACAGGCATGATTATGTCGTTTTCAAACAATGGTATTCCGTTCATGTCAAACACGCCTGTAAACCATTCTACAACACAACCACTGCTATCTCTTACACGTCCATAAGCATCTATGGATACATCGTCAATAAGAAGTTCATATCGCCCCGTTACTCCATTAAATATACGGAGTAACGGGAAATCAATGTCATTTCTTCCCATTTCCCTTAATCGCTTCAATACATTCCTTTACTCCATCATCAAAACCATGCTTGTATCCCTTAGCGTATTCTCCAATGTTATACACCGCCATTGCAAATACAAACAGGATGATACCTAAAGCCTTATGCCAACCGGGCAGCGATATGGAAAACGGCTTAAATGTAATTGTTAGATCTCCGACCCATAATAGGGCGATAATAAATATAATTGTAAATATAATTGTTTTCATAATCATATAAGTTTTAATGCTTCCTGTAATCCTGCTTCCAGTGCTTCCTCGTAGGTATTATAACGGATAATAGGCCTGTCAGACAATCCTATCAAGTCATGTCTCGGAATTGTCAGTATATCATACGTCCAATAGTTTTCATACATATAGGATATTTCGATATGCAGGTTCTTGGTTTCACGTAACCACTTCTGGGCAACGGATTGCGGAGGAAATTCTATATCTGTAAACATCCCTTTCTCTTTCAGTATCTTTGCTGTTTCTAATGTTACAAGTTCTTCGGTCATAACTATTTCTTTTTTAATTCATTCAACACTTTCTTTACTAATTCATAACGTGGTAATTGCCAATCCTTCGCAATATCATCTATTTTATCGTCATAATGATTGTCGTAAACATACTGATTAAGACTATCAATAAATCCATCATCGTCAAGTCCTTCATCGCAATCATCAAACATATCAAGTTCACAGGCTAACTTGGAACATTCACAGTGGGATACCCAGTCATAAACACAACCGTCATAAACATTGGTCTGTCTGTTGTATTTTTCTCCAACGGAAATTACTCCACCGCAAAAATTGCACCTGTGCTCTTTACGAGCGACAGGAGTTTTATCTCTTAACACTGTCATGAATATTCTCCTTTCTTCTTTTCACATTCTTCACAATGTAATTTATAAGCATGGGCAAACATCTTTAACGTAACAGGCTCAAAGTGAAAATCTGCCTGTTTCCCTTCTATGACAACTGAAACACATAATTGGCCATCGCAAAAATCAATATATGCCTCACCACCTCCATCTCCGTTAATGGAAAGTGTTTGTGTCTGTACGCTATTCATAATTATTCTCCTTTAATCTTTTAATTAGGGCATCAGCGCAATTAAGCGAATATTTAGCGACTACATCAGAATTAACACCATAGTCGTTTGCTATAACAATTTTAATAATGTCTTTTGCCAATTCGTACCTACGTTGTTCCCAATCAATGTTTTCACTAAAAAAATTAAGTTCTGACACCTTGATATACATGTTTCCCACCAATGCAGTACCATCATCATATAAATCCTTAATCTCTACAATTTCTCCAGTTGCTTTTATTGTTGCTTTCATAATTTATTTCTCTTTAAGATTTACCTCAATTGAAGGCATTAATGTACATCTTTACACATACATTTTAGAACGTTAATCCAATACCCGCTATCAGTTATCATAAAAGAATCACCGAATACTTTATAATGGTGTTCATTTGTTTATTAATGCCTTACTCATAATAATTATCCAATAAGTTTACGTTCTTGTTTATTCCTTCTCCGTTATTATACATCCTATTTACATCATCCATAGCACTAATGTATTAATTCGACCAATACCTTCTTTACAAGTTCATAGCGTGATAATTGCCAATCTTTCGCAATATCATCTATTTTATCATCATAATGATTGTCATAAACATACTGATTCAAGTTGTCAATAAACCCATCACCGTCAAGACCTTCATCACAATCATCAAACATGTTAAGTTCATAGGCTAATTGGGAGCAATCACAGTGACTAACCCAATCATAAACACGATCATCACAAACATTGGTCTGTCTGTTATATTTTTCTCCAATGTGTATTACTTCACCGCAAAATTCACATCTATGCTCTTTGCGAGCGATAGGAGTTTTATTTCTTAATACTTTTATCATTTTAATTCATTAATTAAAGCATCAGCACAAACAATTGCAAACCGAGCAATGCCTTTAGGTATGTACTTCTCATAATTTTCTTCAGAACAAGCATAATGTGATTGATTGATATCACTTAAAATCCCTTGCATTGCGGATTTAGCTAGTTCGTATCTACGCTGTTCCCAGTCGATAGCTGAAAAATCAAGTTCGCATTCCTTGAATACCATGTTATCACATACATATAAATAATCTCTGCTATGTTGAGAGTTGATGTTTAATTGGGGAGTTACATCCACCAAAACCCCTGTTGATTTTACTCTTGCTTTCATATTTAAAATTCTGATTTAATAATAGTACCAAATGAACGATACCTACGCCAAACCATATTTCCACGTTGAATACTAGTAATCCAATCACAAGCCTTAAAAACTTGTCCTACATTATATAGGAATGGTCTTTTTTGAATTTTTCTTTTTATTCTTGCTTTCATATTTAATCGAAATACATTACTTTCTTACCTATACATACCTTGAACCTTGAAAGAGATTCACTATATTGTGTAATATTATTGGGATTATATTTGTTAACAAAACATCCAGTACGTTTATGGTATCTGACACAAGCATTTTCAGGAGATTTAGCCAATATTTCTTTCTCATCGCTAAAACTAAAAAATAAACTATCTCTATATGATACCTTATACCACTTTACTTGGCTTCTTATCTTTTTAAAATACTTTGCTTTCATTATTCCTCCTTTATTTTAAAATGTTCAATCAGTTCGTTTACGGTAGCCTTGTGAACGGTATCCGTATTGACATCAATATGATAGTAAACCCAATAAGTAGAGAACTTGATTTCAGGACACAGAATCCATTTATCACCATCCGTAAACCATTGGTTCTTGTCTGTATCATCCCTCAATGCAGCGATAGCCAGGAATAGTTCTTCATTTGTTCCGCAATCAATAAGACCATCTATTTCTTTAAGACCATTTGTATCATAATCGTCCAATGAATAAACCGAATTAATTCCAAATACACAAGTAAATAGATTATGCCAACCTAAATATGGATTACAATAATAGCCAAGTTCTTTTAATCTATTTCTAATATTAGCAGTATTCTTGTGTATAAAACACTGTGTTGTAAATCCCATAATTATTCCTCCTTTCCAACTTTAACATATCCGTTTTCAATGCACCAGCACAACATATCATAGGCTGCATCAATAGGCTCTTTACTTTCTGTGATATTTCCGATAGACCTAGTATAAGATTCCACATACAAGCATGTATAGCTATCTGCAAATTTTTTGATGGTCAGCACTTCATTGCCGATGAAACAAGGTAACTTGTCGAGAATATCTGGCAAGGTGTAGATATGGTATAATCCAAGTTCTTGTAAATGTTTCGTCTGATCAAATGACAATACCTGTTTCATTTCTTCTCCTCCTCTGTTTTAATCTCTGTTACTTTGCCACGACTGACAAAACACTGACCTATTCCCAAATCTAGTATGGAACAATAGGTATCATCTAAAATATTACAACATTCCCGGTATAAGGAACACTCATTACAAAATCCTTCTGATGATTCATACAGTACCCCGTCAATTATTATTCCGTTATTTATTTCCATACCATTCATTCATTAAGAGTTACACCCAAACATAATACTTTGTCAGACACACCTACATCATCAAATTCAAGCTCTGAATAACTTGTTTCGTATGGATAAGGATATATCCTGCCGTACTTTTTATGCAACTCGATTATTTCTTCATCCGTCAATTTGCGTCTGACACGCATCTCGATTTCGTAATCATCGGAAAGATTCTCAATTATTTTTCTAAGTTGTCCTACGTTCTTTATTTCCATATCTCAATCTCCTTTCTCTTTAATCCGTTCAAGTACATCCTTGTTGGCTTCGAGTATATCATCAAAAGAGGGGATGGGCATCCAATAGATGGGTTTACTATTATGGCATACCCACTTCCCGTTCATTACAAAAGCTACTTCGTAATAATATCTGCCCTCGTAATTAGTCCCAACCAAAACACTTTCTAACTCTTCTGGCAACCGTTCCTTAACGCTTATCCACGGTGATTGCTTTGACTGCCATTCGGCACCTTGAACGAAATTAATCTCTCCAAACTTTGTCAAATCTTTACCAAACAAAGTTCTATCAACTGTCCTATGATTAAATAGGATATTTTCCTTCGCTGCTTCTTTTACTGTCTGTTTCATATCAAAATACTATTTTAAAATCTTTACTTTTCAATGTAGGAAGCCTGTCGGTGACAAACTTCTCCAGTTCCTGTTCGTCTATCGGGAATAACGGGCAGTATTGGTATCTGAATGTATGTACAAATCGCCCGTCAAGCATTACATCAAAAACCAGTGTTTTCATAATTTATTAACTTTTGTCCATAAACTAAATTCGGTATATAGATATTCCCATATATCCCTGTAACGATATTTGTCGTTAGGGTATTGGCAACGAACACAATAATCCGTTTTGTATAAGACCTCATATATCACACCCCTGTGTTCAAACAGTTCGCCCATGTCAAGGGTTCCTACTTCCACCTTATTCATAACCGTAAAACAAAAAATGTGTAAATAATTACAAATATAAAGTAGGATGATGTTATAATTGCCCACTTCCCAAACTTATATTCATCCCTTTTCAAACCATATATGAATGTGGTCAATACAAGGGTGATAAATATAAAGTATATTACAAAGCTGATTCCGTAAAATGTGTTCACTTCCTCTTTCTCCTATGTGTTTTATGATTCTTGTTTCTTTTTCTACGTTTCGCAATCTGCTTGTTGATACACCTATCATCCTTGACGCGGAATTTTGTTATTGATTCATGAATATAAAGACAGTCACTTCCGATAATAGGCTTATCGAAATTCATCAAAATATGCGTTTTATCACCATAATCAATACTATCCTTATCCGTTACTATAACAGCATCACAATCACTGTTTCTAGCTTCCTCAACACAATCATAACGTTCAAGGGAATATCCTGTTTCCAAATTTTTGAATAGAAGGTATTCGGATGAATTTATCATTGAACCTACAACAGCAATCTTCTTAGTCATATTTTATTCTTTTTATAATGATTACAATACTTAGGAGTTTTCCTAGCCGTTATTCTCTTCTGTAAAGCCATGCGATCCTAAATTCATTACCTTTGCCATAACAATTACTCCTTTACCAGTTCTATCGTAGTATTCGTAAGATTAACATACAAGTTCACATCCGACATGGTACCATCTTTCTTGACCTTGCTAAACAATGGGTCAATGGTATCATAAAAACCAATATTATAACCCTTAATATAGGCGTATTGTTTTTTTTCAGGAATAACAACACTTTCATGGTTATCTAATCTTATATATGTGGATGCAGGAGTAGTAATACAAACCTTGCTTCCGATAGGATACTTCGCATTGGATTCAATGTACTCCTTTTCCAACTTAATTTTCTGACTTTTCAATTCCCTTATTTTTGAATTGATATCATTTTTCTTTGTCTGAAATTCTTCTTTGTTCATAGCTTTTATATTGTTTTTATGAATGAAACATCCCTATTATCATTTTTTTCTTTAAATTATAATATAACTGAATAATGCCTTTTAAAGGTATCCCAAGGGGTTCGGTCTACATAAGGAGTACCGTTCCATGTATATTTGGCATAAAACATGGAACTCCATTTAATAAACTTAAAATCCCATATAAACGAGATGATATTGAACGCCAAAAATACTGCAATCTCGAATAGTGTATATATTATACAAGGCAAACACCATATAATCAAATGTATTCTTAAATATTTCATAATTAACATTCAGACAAGACCTGTAACACAATAAGCCATACAATGACAATCATCAATCGTCCAACATATTTCCACATATAGCCTTCATTAACATAGCAAAAACAATTCCAAAAAGCATAAATTCACTCCTTTCTAACATTATTGTCCACCCACCTCATTGCGCCCTTTAACGCATCAGTTGTAGACCTGTAAAACATATCTACAAAGAGAACCATCCGTTCACCTTTTATTATCCGGTACATGAAGTCTTTTTCTCCTGTGACCTCTATTGTACAGCCTTTATAATATGCAACGTATTTTTTTCTCATACGGCAAAGATATATTTTATTGGTTTTCCAACAACTTTTTATTAACTTTTATTAAGCGTTTTTCCCAGTCGTTCAGATTGTCACCCGTCTTAATCTTCTCCATAACCGAAGCTATATCAAAAGATTTACATTTTTCATACAGATCACTCATTGTCGTTCCTTGTATGATAACTCCGTTCTTTTCCCCGGAAAAATATCCGTCAACACTCTCTATCACATCCCATTTACGCCCTTCCAGGATGGATTGTTTATTGTTAGTTCTCATTATTTCAAATCGTTCAAATTATTAATCAATGTAATAGGATATTTTTTTCGTATTGCATCAAATCGTTCTTTATCCTCATTCGTCATATCTTCGGAAGCATCCCATTCGTCCAACATGAAAATATCAATATCTCCTTCATATCCATCATTGTCATTCAGTTCAATACAAATATGTGGATAATAATTCATATCAAGACCTCTATCTTCTGGAAGTTCAAAACCGAGATCATAGTAGAACTCATAAAACACACACGTTTCGTCTATCGCATGATTTTCATTGTAGTAATAAAGATCATTCGCCTCAGAATGCAGCAACAAATTCCACAAAGCACTATAAGTTATTGGCTTTAAATCGCAAACATCATTTGAAAAATGTTGCCTAACATACGCATATCTATCTGGGTTTTCTCTGATAATATCTCCCCAACAGCCAAGTTCGTTTTCTATTTCTTTATGTGTCATAATTGAAAAAAATTTATTATACAAACTCTATATCATTCAGATTAATCGGATAAACTTCATAGACTACCACCTGATCAAATTCCCTATATTCATTTTTTTGCCATCAATTTACAGTTATAAGAATCACATAATTCAATTAATTCAATAGATGGAACTTCAAATACTTCTATCGTATAAAATCTCTTATCCTTATTAATTCTATAAGAAAACATAGATATCATTTGTTCCTTAATGCCATAATAAGCCGCCTGTTGGTTTTTGCCAAACTCCTTATTTATTGATCCGCTGTTATTGCTCACCCTGTAACGTAGCTTTGCAGGGGCTTTTGTTTTGTCTGTAATAATATTCATATTTTTTCGTTTATTTTCGTTTATTTTCGTTTTTAAGTCAAAAATTGCTCCCGGTAACAGTGTCGCTCTGTTTGTTGTTCTCCATACCGGGAAAATATTTCACATTATTTCCGCTTTATCTTAACTCTCTGAATGAAACAGTTTCAAAATCGCTCTTAATGACCTCTATCTGTATAGGCTTAACAAATCGGTCTAATTCCTTGCGTATCTCTCTCATTTGTTCAAACGGTACGGTTACAATGTTCCCGGCAACTAACAAGTTGCGCAAAATGTTGTCTAATTCTTTGCGTTTCATATTATTGTATATTTTTGTAAAACTCACAATACAGACCGTACAGATCTATTATATCTGAATCAGTTAGTATTCTCCTTAAAACTCTTATTACTCTAATTACTATCATTACTCGTTCAAATATGACTTGGGAAGCAAAGGGAAAACCCTTAACACTTCATCAAAACGCACGTTCCCAAACTTTTTGATATATACGGAAAAATAACGTTCACTCCGCCTACGATCAATATTTATGCATCTAGGTACGTCCTTTCGATTTAACGTATTATAGTCGTTTGCGTGCTCTCTTACAAACTTAATCAATTCAGGCGTATTTATGTACATTTTGATTATGTTTTGTGTCCTGGTGCCGTTATAATACAGGCGTTTAACCTGTTTATCAGGTAGCTTGTGTCCGTCATAGCTTTTCCAAAACTTGATATTTTCCTTGATAAGATCCAATGTATCAATACTTCTGTTAGCTTTAAACGGTCCTATCTTAATACTTTCATTGTCAAAAATAGGAGATAATTCTTTTTGTAAATTTTGCTTTCTCATTGTAAATAATATTTATTTATGTTTATAATCTCCAGCATAATCGTGCCATATTCTATAATCGTAATTATATTTAGTCGCTTTACGTTTTATAGAACGACTGTAAGTAGGAGAACCGTCAAGTATATAGCTTAATTCTCTCTTTAAAACCGCTCCGATTAGCGGATAAACATCTAAATAATTGCCATCACATTTACTTAGGTCTATTACTTCGTTCTCTAGGGCACGTTCTAAAGCCTTATCCATTGCAGATATAACACTTTCTTTGACAAAATTGTACTTTTCGATAAATTCTTGTTTTTCCATAATACTATTCATTTAGATAATTCATCAAGTTTTGGCAATACCCACGATTTTAGGTATAATCCCAGTCTTTCCATAACATAGTTTGCCGTAGCTTCATCAAACGTAGGGCAATCGCTCGGTCTATTGGCGTTTTTGGATGGAGTATTGCACACCGTCAAGTATATATTTTGCGTGCTCTTTAGCCGCTTGCTGTTTTTCCTGTTTTGTAGGTATTATTCCGTCGTACTTGTATAACAGTTTGGCGGCCTCTCTGATTATAGTTTTCATTGTGCTGCAATTTGCTAGGTGTTCTATTGATGGCTGTATGCCCTTGTTTGCCTTCTTAATTATGCAATTTTGCAGCCATGTTGTAATATCGTATATTTCCCGCGTATTGCGTATATACATTGCAAGCAAATTAGGTATGTCGTTTCTTGTTTCCATAATGTCACGTTTTTAAATTGTTATTGTTTCTGTTTTTCTACATAGTCTGTTACCCGTATGGATAGATACAGGCAACCTAATAGTATTAATGTTTCGATCATGCTGTATATTTTTAACAAAACGTATCAAATATTTATTACAATTATTTACCAAACTAATATTGTCAAAGATATTCTTATATTCGTTATAAGCATAACGACATACAGAAATAGAACGTTTTAAATTAGTTCTATTACCTGTTTCAAATTTACGTATATGTACGTATGTTGCAATATTTATTAACAAATCCTTAGCTTGTTTTACTGTTATTATTTTAATTTTTGTAAAAAGTCGTTTAAATCATTTTCTGAATAATCTAAATAATTAGGTTCTGGATAGCTGTTTTCGGATAACCAATCACAAACAATATCGTACAACTCATTGTCTAGCCCGTTATCGTTAATATATTGTTGCGCCGTGTCTGCAATTATGTTATATTTCGTTTCGGTATAATATTGTCCTAAATAATAAAAATCTAATATATTACCCGCTATAATTAACTCGTACAATTCTTTTGCAGGTTCCCCAAAAATAAACGCGTTTTCACCGTTCCAGGACGTTTTTTCATGTACTATATTTTCTTGGTAATATTCTTTAAAGTAAGATATTATAACCTTGTCTAAAAATGATCCACCATAATCGGTGTAAGCGAAATTAAGGTATATATCACTATGTTTGTCTTTTACCTCCTGTACTAAACTTTCAGAACCCACGTATGTCGATATGCTCGCAAAATCTACTAGGTTATTATTTGTTCTCATTGCTATTTTTTACTTTTGATTTCTCCAAACTCTATAATCATTATCACTTTCAAAACACATATAACCGCCAAAAACCTTGACAACATGTGCGGGGGTAAACGGGCAATTTTTAATCGCCCGATACCGTGTTTCAACTTGTGCAAAAAACGTTCTCATTGTTATTTTAATTTAATTGTAATTCACGTGCAAAACGCTTAATCATTCTTTTGCGTTGACTAAAAAGGTAATTTTGTATGTACTGTATTTCGCAATACATTTTCTTTGCCATAAATACGGTATATTTCTTTTCTTGTTGTTTTCATAATTCTATAAATATTTAAATTGTTCGTTATTCGTTTTATTCTTCTTCTTCTGTTTCCACTTCGTCCCGGTTTTCGGAGGTTACTACTATATTGTTTTCGTTGATATAGTTTAAAACATCCTCTTTAACCGCTTTCTGTGAGATTCTTTTTGCTTTCATATTATAATGTATTAAATTTATATACTGTACTCTGTATCTATACGGGCTTGTAACCGTTACCAATATCATGGTAGCTACATTACAGTATGCGCGTATCGTATGTTTTTACGGCTTATATTAACTTATCCGTGCATAACAGACAAGTATTAAGGCTTATGTATAGGATACACACGCACATACATTATATTATATCGTATCAGGAGCTAATCACATATCGCACTAAAACATTATCACCCTTATCACCCTTATCTAATATTCCGTGCCTCTGCATCGTGGCTAGCTACACCGCTATTTATATTCCGCTTATCCTTGTTTGCGGATCTGTACCACGCTCTCACCGTGGCAAGCTGTTTCAATATGTCATATATCGCTTTGTCCTTCCGACACTGCAAACATACGGCGTTTTTGATTAGGTTGTATATTTCATTAACATTCATTATAAATTAAGCCCGTTTTTTCCAAAATCAATACAGTTTATATACATATTTTAAATTAATATTGCATAATATTAATAGATCCGACCATGCAAGACCTATTTTAGCTTAATATTATGTTTAATTTCAAGATTTTTCAATGTTAATTTGTGTTAAATTTGATTGTAAGTATCTGAACGTGAGGGAATTACGAAATCTTCGTAGATGTCATTTGTAAAGATTTTTTACTTTGTAAAGATTTCGGAATTCGATTGTCGTAGAAAAGAATTCTTTTTTATTTACAAACGTTGAGAAACGTGGTAGATAAACGTGTGTAATTACCTGTAAATCAGTGCCATACCCCCCTTTTGTGGAGGTTTCGCGGTGGGTGTGTCGCTCCCGATAAATTTTTTTCTGAAAATTTTTTTTCTCCAAATTTTGCTCGGATGGCTGATTTTGCGTTTTGGGTGTGTATTTTCGGTAGTTTTCAACAAAATCGGATAAATCTTTACATAAAAAGTTACGAAAATCGTAGGTTTTTTGGTGTGTTTCGTAGGTGTGGTTGCATTTTTTATGTCTTTTTTTGCAGTATAAGTTATTGGTTTACAGTATTCTTCGTTGATTTCGTCGTTTTGATATGTATCTATACTAAATTACGTACGCAGTTTTGGTTTCTGTATGTGTATGTGTATGTATGTATTGTGTATGTATATGTATTGTAATAGAGCATATATGATGTACGTGTATGTATATATTGTATAAATATATTACCTTTAACATTTAATATACAAATTAATAGGGAGTAAATTTTCAAAGATCTACGATTCAATTTTTTTTGACACGACTAAATAGCTTGTTTTCAGCCATTTAACCACTAATTTTTGCGAGTTTTTTGACAAGTGTTGAAAAACGAAGAGTTTACGAAGTCTACGAAAAAAACAACGAATTTCGTAGGTTTTTTACGAATTTTCCCGAATCAATTAGTTGCATATGCAACTATCGGTGTTGAGATTTTTTATTTTATGTTAAATTAAGTCAATTTTACATTTCTTAACGTAGAAAATAGCAAGTAAATAAAAAATTATAGTTAAATCATTTTAACTAAAATGAGAAAAATCATAACAAAAATAAAAAATAACAACAATCAACATTTTTTACTTTTACTATTCAAATAATACTGTGGACGTGAAAGTAAAAAATCTTGTGTAAAGAAAGATAAACTATCTTCCTTGACACGTATTTGTTAATAACATAAACATTTGTAGTTAATTAATTTAACTACTAGTTTTCGTATTGTTTTTTGCGCTATATTTGCAGGTAAAATCAGGTAAAATCAGGTAAAATATGGAAGAAGAAATAGAGATTAAACTTAGGTTGCCCGAATCAAGGCGTGTCGTATGCCTGTCCGATGCAATGCCAGACAGGGAACGTTGGTACAAGGGCATGAGGGTTCAGACACGGCTGTTCGGGTGGGTTACGCTCGTCAGCTTCAGGGACCGTCACTGCTGTCTTAAACTTGACGAGCCTCTGGAGGACGGAACAAAGGCTGTGTTCGTGTCGGAAGCGTCATTCATCAAGCGTGTGCCCGTACCTTTAACTGCAAAGTCTATGGCTGCACAGGTCGCTGGTGTCAGCGTGGAGGGTGAGGTGCTGGAGTACGAGAGGAAGATGAAGGGAAAATGGGAGAAGGAGAGGAAGCATATAGCGGAGATATGTGCAAGGTGCGGGTATGTGCTTCCTTCCGAGTGGAAACGGTCGTTAAGGAGATTTGCTTCGTGGTGCGAGGACCAGGTAAGGCAGTACGGGCATATCGTGGATGCCGACTATCTCATGCGGCATGACACGTCCGTTGTGGGCGGAAGGAGCGTGGATGATCTAAGGTTCGTGCCCGATGTGGATATGGTGGATGGGACCGGGGCGAACGGGAAGCCTTCTGCCGCTCGCGTTTCACGGTGCGCGCTCATGCCCGGAAGCATCGTCACCGCCATACGCAATGCAGGGAACGAGATGGACAAGTCGGTGTCGTTGTGGCGGAACAGCTACTTCGTGAAGATGAGGCGTTTCGGGTACACGTTCAATACCTGCTGTGACGGGGCAAAGACACGTGACGATGCGTTCACATGGTTCAAGGACATTACCATACAGTACATGGCTGACCTTATAGAGTATTACGGGATAAGACGTGATTCCATCGTGTGCCGGAAGCTGGAGCACATCGCGGACGTGTATTCTTCGCTTGATGATATGGACGCACGCCCTGACATATCAACGGACGATTATGACCTGTATCCCGTTGTGATGTTCGGGAAGGTTGTGGACCGGGAGAAATCTCTGGACCAGGTAGAGAAAGGAGGGGAAAATGACTGTCGCTGAATCTGCAAAGGCTTCTTATGAATACATCCTTGATTCCGTTATGGGCAAGCTGGCGGACAAGGGTGGTGGTCGCGGTTTCCGTAAAGCAAGGGATGAAGGCGAGTGGAAGCGTTCCATATCCGCTATGGTCGAGATGGATATAGCCGATGCGTGCAGGGAATGCAATTTCAGACGCCACAGGAGCGGTTCCATCATGGCTTTTGACGGTAAGATATTTGTTCCCATGATGAAGGACGATCTGATGCGCCTGTGCATGGATTTGTGCCGCATAAACGGTCTTAGCGAACTGTACATGACCGATACGAGCGAGCGTTTCTACCGTACCATCGTAAAGAACGTGACGCATGAGATATTCAATCCCAAGCGTAACTTCATCACCTTTGACAATTGTGTCCTTGACACGGAAACGATGGAAACGTTCGATTTCTCTCCTATGATAGAATCGTGCATACGTATCAATATCAATTATGACCCGTTGGCGCGCAGCCCGTTGTGGGAGAAGTTCCTGGACGATGTGATTCCTGTGAAGGATACCCAGGATGCCTTGCAGGAGTTTGTGGGGTGTGCCTTTGTTGACAGGAAGAAGATCAAGATGGAGAAGATGTGTTACCTTCTCGGTTGTGGTAGTAACGGTAAGTCGGTGTTCTTTGACGCTGTTGTCAACGCGCTAGGGAAAGATAATGTTTCTTATATGGAGATGGCTGACCTGTCGGGTGACAAGTCTACTTGCGAGTACAATATAGCTATGATAAACGGCAAGCTGCTCAACTACGCTTCCGAGATGGGTGGGAAGGATGTGAGCGGTGGCAAGTATAAGAAGTTCATATCCGGTGAGCCTACTATGGCACGCCTTCCGTTCGGTGAGCCTTTCCTTGCCGACATGATGCCGCCTTTCATGGCCAATCTTAACAAGATGCCTTCTGTTTCGGACCAGACTTACGGTCATTTCAGACGCTCCCTTGTCATTCCGTTTTATCGTGTGTTCAAGGAATCGGAGCAAGACAGGTCGCTTCCGTTGAAGCTGTCAAAGGAATCGGCTGCTATCATAAACTGGATCATAGAGGGTGCAAGACGGTTTGTGAAGAACAAGGGTGAGTTTACGAGAAGTTATACGATAGAATCCGTTACGGAGAACGCAAGACGTGATTCCAACAGTGTCCTGTCCTATCTTTACGATTCGGGGTATGATTCTTCTGGAGATATTGAGGAATCGGCTATCCGTGACCGTGACCTGTATGTGAAATACATAGCATACTGCAATGACTGTGGCGTAAGACCTTACAGCAAGAGAAAGATGGTTGACATGATACGCCAGGAAGGCTATTCCGTCACTTCCGCGTGGGATGAGAACAGGAACAGATTGTTTCAGGTTGTCCTAAGACGGAAGTATAATCCTGACGAATATCTTCTCCAACAGGCTGATGATATAATGAAGGAGGATTTGCCGTTCTAATGGTGGTTTGTTTCGTATTTCTTGTTTTAATATTGTTTAACTGTTATTATTTTTGCCATATTGCTTTAATATGTATTTTTGCTGAAAAATTTTATTGTATATGGATAATAAAGAGATTGTTTTATTTGATAGAAGTATTCGTGTTACTTCTGATTGGTATGTATGTGTGTCTGATGCCCAGTGTGCGATAAATGAATCTCGTAACAGGGTTGGTTTGAAAAGGTATAATTTCAGCCAGTGGTTAAAGACGCTTTACGTAAGTGACATGGTTTGCAGTATTAATGAGAGCGGCAAAGATGCTTTCAAGGTTGAGTTTGATAATGATTCGGGTAAGATAGAGCAGTATTGTCATTTTGGTGTGTTTGTTAATATGATTTTGTCGGCAAGCCCTGTTAGTGGTGTACTAGACAATGAAGATTGGTTTAATGATTACGTTTGTGATGTATATTCCATTGACTATCATGTTTATGAACACGCCAAGATACTTGCCGTTGGCGGTTTGTGGCGTTATACGACAAAGAATGCTAGGTTCAGTGATGATATCCGTATGATGGATGATATCATGTATTTCGTTCCCGATGGTTACAAGAATGCCGTGTATAGCCTGTTTTTTGATTTGCTAGGTACGTTTTATTACAATTGGGAGTTTGCGTTGCGTTATGCAAAGAAAATTCTTTTAGGGGATGTGGAGGAATGATTATGAGATGCTTTGTTCGTTTTGTCATGTTTCTCATATACATTGACATTGTATTTGTTCTTCTTGTGTTTATGGTTCCTACTGAGATGATGTACAGGTGGAGTGACGGTAAAAAACCTTACGGGTATGTTTCATGCCTGTCAAGTTCATTGGGATATCCTGACGATTATCGTTATACATTAAGCGATTTCTTTAGGGATTTGAAACAGGGATGGCATAATTTTAAGTAATATGGGTTCTATTGATTATGAATATATATTTGCCAATCTTGATACCGTGCTTGGGCTTCCTTTAAGGCGTAGGGGTAAGCGGTGGACGTTGCCTGCTAGGATAAATCTGGAGAGCCATAGCAGGAAGGACAAGCTGGTTTTCTATATGAACAAGTCGGGCAGTATTACCGTTACCGAGCAGGGCGGTGATTCTGTCAACCTGTTTGACTTTCTCGTGTCTTATCTTCCCGGTTGCAGTAGTGCTTCTGATGCTTTTAGGATTCTGTCAAGCCCGGAAGGTTGCAGGATGAGTTTGAAGGATTTCTACGAGAAGGAGTATGATTCTGGGAAGCAGGAATCAAGGTTTGTTGATGTGAAGTATGTTGACAGGCTTAGCGATGCCGGGCATTGGAAGGGTAATAACCTGTACGAGTACCTTTCAAGTGTTTTCGGTGTTGATTCCGTTAATGATGTGTTTTCAAGGTATAAGGTAGGATGTCTTGGAAGGGAATCCGCTGTGTTCTGGTATTCCGACAAGGATGGTAACGTGTGCCATGACAACAGGATAAGATATGGTGTGAACGGTCACAGGAAGAAGGAAACCCATGCTTTCAGGAAGTTTACTACGGGCGAAGGATTTACCCATCGTGGCTTTTTTAAGCCTTTTTTAGGGGATTATTGCAGCGATGCTATAACTTGCATGGTTGAATCGGAAAAAACCGCCATAATAGCTTCTATGGCTTTTGGTAACGGTTTTATATGGATAGCTTGTGGCGGAATGAACCAGCTTGGAAATAAATTGCCAAAAAATGTTATTTTATTCCCCGACTTTGATAATAAAGCTATATCTTTGTGGGGTGACAAAGGACGTGTGGCGAGATGGTGGGAACACCCTATCCTGTCTTTTGGATTGAAGCATAACGATGATATCGGAGATGCTGTTATTAATAATTTGAATAGTATTAACATTAAAGAATTTAGAGAATGGACATTGAAGTAGGAATTGATTTTAAGGAAAACCTTCTTTCCTTGCGTAATTATATCTCTTTGGGATTTCGTTGTGACGATATTGATTTTAAGAACGCGGCTATTGCTTCCATTGATAGAATGATGGAAGAAGTATTGGATGAGCATGATGTGAATTTCTTTGACGCATTGCAGAATGTTATTGACAACCTTGATGAGATTAATACAATAGATGATGTTCACGGTATTTGCTGTGAATTTTATCATGTGATGGATGAGAACGAGCGTGTCATGCACCGTGAGTTCTTTGAAAAACTGAAAAAATATCGTGAAAGCAAGATTGAACGTATTGTTCCTTTGAAGGAAAAAGACTGCATTGTCATGGGTAATAAGTATGTTGAATTAGGTAGCGGCAAAGAGTGTGTCGTTGACAGTGTTATCCACATGCTTAGTGAGAATGATCGTATGATTAAAGATGCTGTTTTGTATGTGGACCATCTTGGTCAGCGAATAGCTTGCTCTATTGATGAGTTTAGGAAAAAGTTTGGGGTGAGGAAATAAGGTGTGATAATTTTGTTTTAATCAATTTTATTATTATATTTGCATAATTAAAATTTGATAAAAATGAAAGATTGTGGTATTTATATGTTTTTGTATAAAAACTATTGTTATGTTGGTCAATCTATTAGAATTTCTAAAAGAATTGATGGTCATAAAAGGATGATTAAATCTAAAACTCATCCAAATATGGATAAAATATCAGACTATGATATTAATGATATTGAATTTTCTATATTGGAAGAATGTAATCCATCCGATTTAAATAGAAGGGAAAAGTATTATTTTGACATTATGTCTAAAAAGTATGTAATGTTGAATAAAGCTAATTGTGGTATGTCTGGTGATCGTTTTTCTGATAGGTATTTTTTATTAGATAAAACTCCTTTTATTGATTATGTTAATGGGGATTTTTATATTGATAATATTGTTATCGAAAAGAAAGACGGTTTATACTGTTTATCTCAATTGGTTGATTTTATTTTGGACAATAGCACATATTCCGTAAGTTTAAATAACATTATAAATACCAACGAATTTGCTGAACGTATATATGAATTATATAAGAATAAAGGTCTTGAGATTCCAGCAAAAAGATGTTTAGTAAAAAAAATGAAGGATTTAGGGATATATAAGTGTGTTGGTGCTAGGGGTAATAGAAAAATATTCTGTGATTTTGGCGTGTTTGTTACTTTTGCTTATATGTCATGTCCTCCATTTGGAGCATCTGTTTGTATGATTATTGGTAAAAATTTATAAACATAAGCATGGCTAATAAAGGAGAAATAAGGATTGACGGTAAGGTGATGGGAAAGGATTACGGTAAGTATTTCTATTCTCCGCGTGGTAATATGTGGGCTGTCACCTTATGTACGTATGACTGTGATGATGGTCGTATGTTTGAAAAAATAGAGTTGTATAGAACGAAGGATCAGGCTAGGGAAGCTGCATTCAGATTAAACACGGAAGAAAGAAATGGGTAAGACAGATGCAAGTGTAATAAAACTACCTGAGGGGTATTCATTGAAGAAGATTGATGAGCGCACTTATGAACTAGTCAAGATTGACGATTTCAAGAAAGGAGATTTCCTGTTTGCTAAAAGCAGAACAGGAGATTTAATAGATTATGTATTTATTAATACTGGTGGTTTGAAAGCTAATTTCTTATATAAGGACAAGAATGTTCTTATCTGTAATTTAGAGTTTAACTTTTCTAACAACTATGATATATCAAAGGCTACTCTCGAACAGATTGCCGCTATGAGAAGGCTTTTATCCGAGAATAATTTTACTATTGTTGATGGTGAAGTAATTCCCATTACCGATCCTGTTGTCGGCTTTGTTATTGTCAATGATGTGATTTATCCTGCAAGCAAGATTTATCGAAGCAGGGAATGCGCTATGTATGATTTAAAGAGAAAAATAAATAAAAAATGAATCAAGTAAAATTTGTAAAATTAAGACGGGATGCAGTTCTTCCCGAAAAAAAAACTGATGGTGCTGCCGGGTATGATTTGTATGTTCCTGACAACACGTTGATAAGAAAAGGTCGTAATCTGATTAAACTTGGTATAGCCATTCAGATGCCATCAAATATGAAGGCTATCATCAAGCCGCGGAGTGGATTTTCCCTGAAAGGTATTATTGGCGTTGACGAGAAGTATCATGACGCAGATGTGTTGGATGGTGTTATTGATTGTGACTATACTGGTTGTATCGGTGTTATAGTGAAGAATTTTGAGAAAGAGCCTTTCTATATTGCCGCAAAGGAGAGGATTGCTCAGCTTCTTTTCAGTAATTATATTGAGGTTGAATTTGTTGAGGTTGAAAGCCTTGATTCAACGGATAGGGGAGACGGAGGTTTTGGTCATACAAATAATGTAGGAAAATGAGAAAGACGTTTTTATTATTTTTAGCTATTTTTTCAATAGTATTATTGGGGTTGTGTAGTTGTTCCGATGATAAGGATGATGAATACAAGGATGCTATTATCGGCACATGGGAACTTGTTCAGGTGAAAGTGGATGGTAGATGGTATCCTATGATAAGACCTACTTACGCTAAGTTTAATCAGGATGGTACTTATGTAGGAAGGGGCTATTTTGGAAATGGTTACGGTACTTATGATATATCTGGTAAAATCATTACATGTTATGTTGATGGATGTGAGTATGTAAGATACGAGGTTGTTGAACTGATGTCCAATACCTGTATATTGAAGATGATGATGGGAGGTGACAGTATGGATATTAAATGTGAAAAACGATGAAAACAAAAAAGATAAACAAAATTTACGACAAGGGTTATGATAGTGTACTGAACAAGTATTTTATATTAGCCATGTTTGTTGAGTTTGGTGAAACTAAGTATGACCGTATCTTCTTTTCTGATAAGAAAGATGCGGATAACATAAAAGTTGGTGATTTGTTATGATTGGAGTTATATTGAACAGCAAGGTTAAAATTATAAACCGTGATAAATACATTTCACTTCACGGTAAAGATTCTGTAAGCAAGTCAAATGTATTCGGTGAATTTGTCACTGTTAAATACTGTTTTGAGAATGGTGAAAAGTTTCTTTGTGCGGATGACCAGGGTAAAGAGTATATTCTTTTCTCGGATTGTATTGCTTATGTTGATCATGTTAAAGAGAGAAGTATTCTTGATGAGGCAAAGGATATCCGCAGCAACAGCAGGCAGTCTGACTATGGTGATGCAGTAGTCAATTTTGAAAATATTTCCAAGATGGCTTCTTTGATTACTGGAAAGGAATTATCTCCTTATGACTGTGTTGCTGTACAGATAGCTGTAAAGCTATGCAGACAGGGATTTCATAAAAAGCGTGACAATATGGTTGATTTGGCTGGTTACGCTGATATAATGCAATTGATAGTGGACAAGGAGAATGTGAAAAATGGGCAAAAAGGCTGATAAAGCTTTGGTTTTTAGGAGAGTTCTAGCGGCAAGCGGACTCTCCGATACTGATGTTAACAGGAAAAGCAGGAAGCATGATATTGTGATGAACCGTGCTCTTGTGTGCTGTGTCATGCGTGACATGGGTTTAAGTATATCTGAAATTTCTGATTTCCTATGTATTGACAGGAGTAGCATATACAATCTTTTTAAATATTCTTCTGAACTTGACGAGAGAGTAAGGGAAATAAAATCAAAGATAAAGGAGGAAAGGTAATGGGTTTGAATAAAGGATGGGGTAAACTTCCCCTTAGTAACAATCTTCTTATTGACGATGAAAAACAGAAGAAGATTGATATAGCAAAGCATATTGATGATGCGAATGAGATGGAGTTATGGGCTGCGTCCGCTTATGTCATAGATACGAATCCTGTCTTGTTTTACAGGGCTACACACGTTGTTGACGAGGGTATGTCAGAGCGTTCTTTGCTTATGAAAGCCAAGCAATGGGTTAATTCTCCAAGGATAACCCAGATTGTCAATTATGCCAAATCTTCCATGCTTGCTTCCGATTATGTGACACCATCCATGAGGCGTGTGTTGGAAGGTGAGAATAAGGAAAAGACAAAGACTTTGATAAACAAGGATAACCTTGAATTTGAAGATGCGATAAGCCTTATAGAAAGTTTCCTAAAGCGTTCTGATATAGATACTGCTGATTTTAAGGATGTGAAAGGTGCACTTGATATGCTTGCAAAGTTCAAAGGTTGGCTTTCTGATGATGATGCTGGTGAGGATTTCTATGAAAAGACAACCATAGCGTTTTTCCCATACGATTGCGACAAGTGTGTACGTGCCAAGGCAGGGTTATGCAACAAGTGTGTATATCATCGTGAATCAACAGGTGATCTTAGTGATGATGAACGTAAATGGATAAAGGAAAACGATACATGGAAAGGATAGTCTATGTTTGTAAGGAAAACTACTAATTTGACGGTAAGAAATAAGGAAAGGGAAAGGCGTATAAAGGAAATAGAGGAAGAGGGAGTATTTGATTATTTCCATAAATTTACTCCTGTCCAGTTGTACAAGTACCTTTCTCCTCTATGTAGTATTGATGCGTTACGGGTATTACGTTTGTGTGTATTATCCGCACAGAGGGGAGATAATATGATAACGTTGAAGTTTATAAGGAGGCAATTGAAATATAAGCCTAGGCGTTCTGTTTTTGGTTCATTGATAAATGCCGGATTGATAATAGAACCAGTTCCTAATGTTTTTTCCTGTACGGTGAAGGTGAACGAGTATTCTCATATATTAAGCATGATGCGTATTGATGATAATGCTCCCGATGTCGTAGATGTGGATGATTTAAATTGTTACAAAGTTGTAGCAGAGGATAATATTAGTTACCGTGTCGTTAGCAAACGGGGGAGTGTTATAAAGAGTTTCACTGAAAAGAGTGAAGCAAGCAATTATCTTGATGAACTGTATTTCCCTAAAGGTGAAGATGGTGACGTGGAAGCATTGTCGAAAGAGGAAGAGGAAGAATTAACCATTTAGTTAACTATTTTTAGTATTGTTTTCTGTATTAGTTTATTTTTTAATATTACTTTTGCCGCATGAGATATTGCTATGATAAAGAACGGTATGATTATCTTGTCAACGAGATTTTTAAATGTGGCAAGATACTTAAAGAGAACACCACTAACGGTAAGGAAGTTAGCTGGAAAGTTTTCTGGACAAGGGTGGACGCTCACAAAAGAAGGCTGTCCGCAATGAGAGAATTGGATAAGATTAAGGAGGAAAAATATAAAAAATAAAAAAAATGGATTTAGTATTAAATTGTAAAGTAAAGAAAGTAGGTCAGTTACAGACTGGTACAAGTAAGGCAGGTAATCCTTGGCAAAAGAGAAATTTTCTCGTTGAGGAAATTGGTTCTATGTATGCCAAAGAAGTGTATTTCTATGTAATGGGCAACCTGTGTGATCTTCAATTGAAAGAGGGTGATACCATTACTGCCCATCTTGAAATCAGAGCAAGAGAATACCAGGGTAAATATTACAATGAAGTTGGGTGCTTTAAGATAGATATGCCGCAACCAGCACAAGCTCCATCACCTGTACCTGTTCAGCCTGAAAGACGGGATGATTTGCCATTTTAGTATTGCAATGCTATCAGAAATGTGTGGTTTTTGCTTATATTGATTAAATTCTTGTTTTTGTTTGCGGATGGAGGTTTATCTTTTTTGCCATATTTCGGGTTTTCCTCCATCCGATTTTTTTGTAGTTAATAATGAAACGAATAAAGAGTAAATTTCCTTTAGCTGACATATTTAATTTTGTGTTGGGTAAGTTATCCGTTTTGAAATCTATTTCTGAACCTGTAACTTTCTCTTCCCGTGATAATGCTTTACCTGCATTGTATTATGATGTTGTGTTATATGAAAAGTATTTGAATGATACAATGTCTAAACTTATGGGGTGGATTGATGATATCAATCAATACAAGTCTGTTGGATATGATCATTCTAAGTTTGTTGAGATGAAAACAAACGAGTATAAAGAAACATGGCCTTTTGATTCGGAAGATGATATCCCGTATTTTTCTTTTAAGAGTTGTTTGGTGTGTGAAGATTATAGGGATATCGTATTGGATTGCTCTGATGATGATATTACAAGCATGATGAATGTAGTTAGTCTTATGAGCCGTTTTGATGTATGTGAGTTTTTCAAAATTCCTTCATACAAAATTGAGGAAGATGGAACTATACATGAGAGAACTTTTGCAGACAAGGAGATGGATAAGGCTTCAAACAGCGTGATGATTGATGATGTTCGTTCTACTATGATTCATGTTAACAGGAAGATTCATTCTTTGGTTGACTACATAAAAAGCATTGATGAGGACAAATTTGATGAGAGCGTTGTGACAAAGATAGAAAGGGAGGTATTTAAAATACTTTATTTGGAACAAGATAGCAATTAAATCATATTGATATGAAAAAGTACATTGGAACAAAACAGATTGAAGCAGAACATATTACAAGAGGTGATGCGTGGGGAAAACATCTTCTTAGAGAAAAACCGTCAACGGAAAATTTCGATGATGAGGGCTATCATGTTCGTTATGAAGATGGATACGAAAGCTGGAGTCCTAAAGATACGTTTGAAAAGGCGTATAATATTGCCGAAACAACAGTTGACCGTATGCAGATAGAAGCCGAAGAACTCAATGGAAGATATGTAAAGTTAGCCGCTTTCATAGATTCAGGGAAAATGGATGAAGTCGTTAATGATATGTACAACAAGTGTTTACTGGAAATGCAGTGTTGTACTATGTTCGACTATATACGGCTTCTTGATACTCTCATACAGCGTATGCAAGGTTCTGATGACGCAGAAGTGCGGAATATGAACTTTGGTATGGCGATCAAGGCTCTTAAATACGGTTATGCTGTCCGTAGAAACGGCTGGAATGATAAGGGCCTATGGGTTATCAAACATGTACTGGCACACATTGATAGCGACATTATTCCCAAGATGCAATCTCTTCCGCAATCAGCAAAAGACCTTATTCTGAAAGGCAAAGGATTCATTGACTATACAAGCCAGTGTCTTATTTACAATGAGAACACCGGGCGTGCTGATTCATGGGTTCCGTCTATTAGCGATGTGTTTGCCGATGATTGGGAGATTGTTGTTTAATTTTGGCTTAATTCACAATAATTATTATATTTGTACCATAAAAGATCATTAAAACAATATTTGTCTTATGGACTGTTGCCTGGATCTTAATTCTTTTCATAATTTAAAAGGGGTAGGGGTGGTATAGTCCTTTTCATTTATGCTATAACCACCCCTTATTTACTAAACACATGAGAAAAAAAGAACTTATTAAAAAAATGAGAGAATATCAGTCTTGGCGGAAAGGTGCTGATATTCCCATGATGCCACCATCCGAAGTCACAAGGATTATTGATTCCGCAATAACGGTGATAGAAAAGTCTGATACAAGCAAGGCGAATGCCGTGCTGTTCAAAAAAGAAGTGATAGACAAACTTCACATCACTGTGGGTGCTATGATTTTGGACGGGTATGACGAGTTAGATTCCTGTGTAAAGTATGTTAATGACTTAATACGTGAGTTAGATGAAAATTAATTTGTTTGTAAACGGAAATTTGGTGTGCGACCGAAGCGAAGCGAGGGAGCACAGAGGCAGTCTAGCTGCACAGGGGCAGTCGAAGTTATAACACTATGTGGTGGGGAACTTCCTAGTGATTATGACATTTCTGATGCTATTATAATTGATGGCGATATTCATTGTCGTAGTATCAGTTGTAATGGCATTGTTGTTTGTAAAGGTTCTTATACCGTTATAGAGGAAGGGGGTGATTATGGGTCACTCTAACGGTAAAATCACTGCACCTGTCGGATTGGATAGTGATGTATATCCTACCTTAGGCATCGGTCCTACTAGTAACGGTTATGATTTAGGGTATGCTTGTCTTAGCGAAAAAATTAATATGTGGAGTTATATAAAACCCAAAGAAGCGTCTAGCCCTTCATTTGACAACGCTAGTTTACCTGGTATAATTTATGATTCTGTAAATAAGAAATTAGTATATGATAGACCTAAAACATGGGCCAGGCTTACTGATTTTGATGGATACGATCATGGGGCTAAACCTCTTACAATAGATAAAGATATTCTAACTAATCCTGTAGACGCTACAAAGGCAACGTTTGTGCTTACAATTTCACCATATTGGGCTGATTCTAGGTATAATTGGGGTAAAATACTTGGGGGATTTACTTGGTATAATATGAAAATAAAGGTGGAAGTATATAATCAATCAAAAATGTTGGTAGATTCTGGAGTTTTCGTTGTAAGTAGTATTGATAGTACAGGAAAAATTTCAATTACTCTTAATCGCAATAATCTCATATCTATGGGGGATACATATATTTATCTTAAGGGTTATTTTTGTGATTACAGTGGAAATGTATTATGCTTAATCCCTACTACATCTGACGGATTTATTCGTAAGCCGATAGTGGTTACACAAAGTCTTTCTATTACACTTGGAGATACAACAGCCAACGCTTCTGGATTCTCTGTTTACGGACAGTTGACAAATGGCTCTACTTCTTCTAAATGCAGATTGAACATTACAAATAACACTTCTAGTGATTACGTTGCTTCATCCGGCAGACCATACGCTAGATATAGATGGAGAGCGAAAGATGGATCTTATACAGGTCAATGGTCAGGTAATATATTGATGCCTTCGTGCACAAATATTCCTAAATCATTTACTCGTAATGATGTGGTTGATGCTGGAAATCCCCCGTCTTATGGTAATGTTACTCAATGGTATGTTGATTATCAAGTTATTATATATTAAACACTGGATACAATATACACAAGCAATGGGCATGGAACGGCAGCTTAGGTCTGTCTGTGTGTATTCTGTATTGCTCGTCAATGCAGAACTGGCATGGATTTTTAGACGTTACTGCTGTCCTCCATCCCTTGAAATTTGGAATGTTTTTCCATGAGTTGTAATTTGCTTCATTGAAAATACCTAGAATCATCTGCTGTTCTATAACATACAACTGGCTTATACCGTTTGTAGCATATCCTCTACCGTAGTGTTTCTGTTTGCTTGGTGGAATAAATGATACGTTATATGGTGATGATATGTTGTTCCATATCTTTTTTTGAACCTCATCCGTTATTTTCTCTATATTGTTCGTTTTTGTGGACAGTAATGTATTGGCAAGATATACTTCAACAACAGCGCGAAATCTGTTTGTATTTGTGTTTATTCTCTGCTTTGTCGTTTCTCCACCGTATGTCCTTTCCATGTATTCCTTAATGCCGTTGTCCGTCATTGAAATATACTCCCATCCAAGATCATCGTTTAGTTCGAGTGACAGTTTATTGCTTTCCAATACATATTGGTATATGTCGTTATATATATCCTCACGAAACTTTTTGGTCAGTTCTAGCACTTTTTCTTTTTGGCTATCCGGGAGTTTTGATATTGACTTGAACGATTTAGCTCCTGCCAAAAGGAATACGGCTAGAAGGTCTTTAGAGAACTTCTCCGCACGCTCTCTGGTTGACGATTTTATACCGTTTGCAAGTCTTTTTGCTTGGAAGTAATAGTCTGCAATCTTAGATATTTCTTCTTTGTTGATCATTGGCTTCTACTCTTTCTGTTATTCCGTTTGCTACCATATTTATCATAAAACTCTTGAAATCACTTTGGCTGTAAACCTTTTGTCCGATTGATGCTAAAGTTTGAAAGATTACAATTTGATTCTCATACAAAACCTTTTGGTTCTGTATGATAGCGTCAAGTTTCGATAATATTTCTCTTTCATTGTCCATAGTGCAAAGGTATGTATTAGACTTCAATTTACCATACAAATTCTTTTATTTCATTTGGTGTCATTGTATGTTTATATGTAATGTGACAAAAAAGGCAACAGTGAAGATTCACATCTGTCTGCTGCCAAAGTAAAAACATCGTAATGGTTTCATTTAGATAGTGCAAAGTAACAGAAAATATGGTATGGTATTAATGTACATTTTCACACACATTTTAGAACGTTAATCCGTTCGGGGCGATACCAACGCCCACTATCGGCTATCATAAATGAATTACCGAATACTTTATAATGGTGTTCATTTGTTCCTTAATGCCCATCTAAATATCAACTAGCCTAATTATTACATTGCAAATATAATACTTTTTTGTATATTTGCAATGTATCAATAAATAAAAAATTATGGAACTATTAGTAGAAAGAAAATGGTGTAAGCCTGATTATACTATAGGGCGTTTGTATATTGATGGTGAGTTTTTCAGTAATACGCTTGAAGATCGTATTGTTGACGTGAATAAGAACGGAGTGTTTGATGGAAACGAGAAGAAAGTTTATGCTGAATCTGCTATCCCTTACGGTAGATACCAGGTTATATACAACTGGTCCCCAAAATTCGGGCGTAATATGCCAAGGCTGTTGAACGTTCCTCATTTTGAGGGTATTCTTTTTCACGCTGGGAATACAGCAAAGGATTCTGCCGGATGTATCCTTGTAGGCAACAATACATCAAAAGGCAGGCTTACCGAATCACGCTATACTTCTGACAAGTTGAACAAATTGATTGACGATGCAATAAAGCGTGGCGAACAGGTTTGGGTTACAATAAAGTAGTGTGTATATCTCATCAACCATGTGTTGAAGGAGTTACAGGAGCGATGTTTTTGTCGCTCCTTGCTTTATAGTAATAACAGATGTATAGTGCTATACTATTCTCGCTAATTTTCCATCAGACGGTTTTCCTCCAAAAAGATGATTGATATATGCAAGACCTTTCTGTGTACATAGAACAACCATCACAACAAAACCTGGGTGATTCTCTCTTGGAATAGGTTTTTCTTTCATCTCGAAATACCCAGCATCAATATATTTCTGTTTTGGCTCATTCCTGTTAGCAAAGAATACTCCTGCTTCACGAAGCTTCTTGAACAAAGAGTTTCTCCCAAAAGGCAAGCCAAGTATCTTTGCCGCCTGTCCTATATCGCACTTGCCTTCCATTGCAAAGGCTTTGTCGGCGAAGTCGGCTTTCGGCTGGAGCTTGGAATTTTGCTGTTCAAGATACTTAATCTTTTCCTCCGCAATCTCTATACGTTTCTGTAGAATCTGCTGGGAGCGCATCAAGATGTAATCATCATCCTTTAGTAGGGCTTCCCGTCTGTTGAACTCATTGATGAATCTTTCCTTGAACTCTCCGGCTTTTGCCCCAGTGTATCCCATGACAAGGAAACTAAAACCGTCCTTTGTCATTTCATAAGCGGTCTGTTCTCGATTTCTACTATCGATGTAGGTAATAACGCCAAAATTGGCGGCATTAAAACTCGCTGAGCATGAAAGACTTTCAATGTCTCTGACTACTTTACTATGTTCTTTCCCGAACACTTCCGCAACAAGTAACGAAGTAGTCACATCGTTGCCGTTGTTGTTTTGAAATACTAATTCTGCCATAATCTGTGAACATTTAAGATTATAAGAAATTATATGTGGCAACTTTATCAAAAAGAAAGCGGTTGCACTTTACGCTGTTCACAGATGGCGCATTCGCTACGAGAGCAAATACTATAATCTTACGTAAAGGCAACCGCCAATATCCAATAAGGGCATAAAAAAACCCATGTATGATATGAGCAACTTAACCGCTTGCTTAACGTAACGAATGCAATCGTCATCTGTGAACGGTACAAAGTTACGCAAACTTTCCATACTACCAAACGAAAACAATATTTTTTTGAAGGCTATTCCGCATTCTTGCGTAAAACTTGATAATCAATATTTTCTATAAATTGTTCACTTGAAGTTAGTGCTCTTACAGCTTCCTCTTTCCTGCCATAAACAAGCATCCATACTTCATCAAGATTGATTGGGAACTCATTGTCAGACTTTGACAATTCAAGAACTGCGTTGAAATACGATTTGATTTCGCTTTCGCTACTCTTTTTAGATAAGATTAATTCTAACATAGCTATTATTTTAGACAATAAAAAAAACTGCACTACGTGTTGTCTAAGTCTTAATAGCAAAACTCCGAGAGTATTTCTACATCCCGACACGGTGCAGTATATCTTTTGTAATGAGATACACGTTATATATGGGCACAAAAAAAAGCCGATGTATGCGGCTCGTGCCGCTATTAAGTTTAGACACCACAAAGTAAATAATAATTTTTGATATATAAAAACTTTGTGGTGTTTTTTTCTACATTAATCCAAGCACCATCCCTACTGCTCCCCAGAATACATCTCTCCATTCGGGCACTCCTTGTCTAAGCCACTTATCGTAGACGATTTCTTTTCCCACAAGAATAAACAAGGTTAGTGCTATTGCTGTCCATACGGAGAAAAACCATTGCGCCATGCTTACTACAAGTATTCCTGCAATGAGGTGTTCCATTCCGTCAACTCTCAAATTGTTAAGGCATATATAGTCTAATGCCCTTCTGATTTTTCTTAGAAAGTTTGTAAATTTTCCCATAGTTTAGCTGTTATCGTTGTTATCGTTGTTTTCATTGTTTTCTTCTATCGCCACCCTAGCTTCCATATCGTTTAATCTTCTGTCTTGTTCGTCCATTCTATCATCTTCATTATTTGCAGAGAAGTCACTTTCTTCTCTTGCTGTCTGTAATGATATTATTCGGGAGTTCACAAGCTGAACGAGTGTATTGTTCCATTCAGAGAAGTCTATGTATGAGTATGGCTCTATGGTAGCGTTTATTCTTAGAGCGTTATAACCTGTTGCGTCACCTTCCATTACTCCTACATAGTATTTGAATATATTGGCCATGTCATTTATGGCTGTATTCATCATTTGTGCATCACTTCTCGCCCATTCCATTTCCGGCTCGTAATACATTGCCGTTGTTCCAGTAGGTCTGTCACCTGATGATGATTGCATTGGCGGAACGACACCGCTTCCGTCAAGTATCCCGTTGTATATGTTATCTATTTCGGTGAACAGTGAGTTTGAAGCGTCCATTTTACCCATGAACTGTGCATCATCTTCTGCTCCTACACGTAAAATAGAAGTTCCTCCCAATCCGTTTCTTTGAATGTTTATTCTTCCGTTTGTCTTGATAAGTAGCATTTGGAACGCCTGTCGTGTGTTGTATTCTCCTATCATGGACATTAGGAACTCGAAATCGTCTATCAAGTCCTGTACTGCCCCCCAAAATGGAAGTTCAAGACGTAGATATACTACAGGTATAAATCCCAGGTTATGGAATTGATGCAGTTGTATGATATTTCCGTTTTCGTCAATATCCGTTGCTATATCTCCGTTGGAATCAAGCGTGTAAAACTCATCTTTAGTCCATACATCGACAAGTGTGTCTGTATGTTCTTCTCCATCAGCCGATATATATGTGGTTGTATATTCCCTTGCGAAAGCTATTCTTTCCCCTCTTCTGTTTTTATGTTCATACAGTATATCTCCTTTTGAGTAGCTGAAAGACCTGTATTTTATCTCGTCCTTATCCTTATATATATATATGGCAGCATCCCCTACCTTTCCGGCTTCGCTTATAAGTTCAAACTTGGCTGTTTCCATGAGAGAATCAGTCCAGTATTCCTTGTATGTTGTCAGCTTATCCCTGTTCTGCTGGTTTGACGCGCTTTTCTTTATCTGGAATTTAAGAGGATTGGTACACAGGTGTGATACCCTTTTCTTATGTATCATCCTTTGAAGAGGAAATGCTCGTCTTTGCAGTACGTATGGAGTTGATGCCAATTTCTTTTTTCTTTTCTGAGCACCTACATTCGCGCTTTCATCATCCGATGATGTGGCATCCTCGTCTGACGGGATACTGTCTTTCCAGTCGGGTCTGTTGTGTATATAATGTCCTGATGTATCCCATTGCGCTAGAAAATCATCTTGTGACATATATTTGTATATCAAAGTGGAGCGTCTTGGTTTTTTCTTTGTTCCTCCACCTCTCCCATCGTCACATCTTGACGGAAGTGCCACTTTGAACGGTTCTTTTCGTAATAAAACGTCTAATTTTAAAATTTCCATAGGTAATTATAAATATTTTAATTCATCCATTATATCGTTAGGTATGTCAATCATTACATCGCATATATCAAAATATGTCCTGTATAAAAATGTTCCTTCTATCAAGTCGGGCGAGCATCCTACAATCTTTTTTGCTTCCTGTTTTTTCAGCAGTCTTAGTTTCCCGTTTTCCCTTTCCACGTCACGTCTTATTGCTCTTCTCTGGTCCATCAGTGCTTCCCGTATTGTTTTGTTCACATACGGTTTGTCAAGAAGTTCCGGGTTTATACTGAATCCGCAATATCCTAGGTTTGTTCCTTTTATACGTGTTACCATTTCATCGGCAAGCTGTGCCCTTAGATCGAAATAGAATCTTACAGGTTGATCATCCTTGCTTTTGTCTAGTCTTTTCGGAACACCTCTAAGTATTGCTAGGCTTTCGGGAAATGCGTCACGGAATGTCGGTGCTCCAAGACCGTCAAATGCCAGTCTGTTTTCACCGATTCCCCATTTCCGTAGATTGTTTCTTACCCATAGGTTCAAATCCCTAGGCTTTAATGTGTTTGACCATTCTAGGTCTTGTAAGTGGTGTCCTATGAAGTGCCCCATTACACAAACGTCACCAAGACCGTATGCTATATCCAGTGTAGCACATTCAAAATAATCGTCAAACACAGGCTGAGATGAGAACATTTCCTCCATTTCGTCACGGGTTATCCACTCGTTTCCCCCTTTTATCAGCTTCCATGAACCTAATGCGTTTATGGATACTTCCTGTGCTGTTCCTCCAAGGTTTTTCTGATAGTCGGGATTGGAAGCCATAAGTATCTTGTTATCTTCCAGCCCGGAAGCTATAAAGGTTATGCTCTTGATGTATCTTTTACAGTTTGTTTCGTCAATTTTGGTATTTTTACCGAATCTTGCGATGATATAATCTTTTGCCTGAGCAAATACTTCTTGTGGGCTGTCACCCCATGCTGTTTCATGTATAGTATCTCCATATTGAAAGAAATATCTTACCTTTCCCGATCTTTCTGGAATTGCTATTCCGTCATCGTCCACCCACCATGATACCAGTGCTCTCCAGAAATCGCTGTACGGGTTTGGATTGCACGCGCCTGTAAGACCTGTTCTTAGTCCTGATGATGAACGCAATACCGTTTGAAGGTAGTTTATGATAGGTTCCGTTGCCTGTGAGCACTCGTCTATCGCCACCTTCACAACGTTACCACCCTGTTGTCTGTCCTTAAATTCATTTATGCCTTTTTCTCCAGACAGGCAGGCATCACCGAAATAATCGTACCGTATTTCACCTCCTGCGTCAAGTCTTGAAAGGCGTTTTGAATCAATATACTCACCATAAGGTTCAACCATCTTTGAAACCACTTTAAGAATACCGTCCGCTTTTTCTGCGGATGTCTTGTCCTTACGGAAAACAAGTGCGGAAAATGACGGGTGGTTGCATGAACTCAGTATATCCATTCCAAGGCATACGGATTTTCCTCCCCCACGATTCCCGTGAAGTATCTTTATCCCTGCCTTGTTCCTTAGAAATGCCTCCTGTGAACCTTTCTGTGGGGCAAGCATATTTACCTTGTACCCCTTGCTTCTTCTGTCCTCTATATATCTTTGGACGAAATCAAGGCTTTTATATGGTATGATTCCCCTTTTGCCATATCGTTTCAGCGATTTGACAACATCCTTAGTCTTTAATCCTCGGTATTTTAAGTCAATTTCTTCCATCTTTCTGTATGTATTTTGCAAATATAATGTTTTTTTTAATATTTTTTTGCTTATACACATTTTTTAACTACATTTGCATCGGTAAGAGGTACTTACTGTGCGCAAAGGTCTTGTGCATGAATCACATAAAAAATAAATAGTATATGGATGAAAATGTAAAAGTCATTTTTGAAGGTATCAAGAATGCGTTGGGAGAAAGTAGCTCCGTTATTACAGATCGTACAATCGAACAGACAATTAATGAGTTCTCAGCGTTCGCACCGCAGGAAAATGCGGAAAAGTTCTGGAATGAAAGTGTTGTGAATCATTTAAAGAACACTGTGGCAGGTCAGGTAAGAGCGTTTGCGTCTGATAAGCGCAAAGAGTGGGATACAATCAAGGAACAGGAGATATCCAACTTGAAAAAGGAATGGGAAAAATCACATCCTGCACCACAACCGACACCAGCACCGCAACCACAACCTACACCGACACCAGCACCCGAACCGAAACCGTTTGAGTTGCCCGATGATGTCAAGGCTAAACTTGAAGAGTTTGAAAAGTTCAAGAAAGAGTTTGAAGCTAAAGAGCAGGAGGAAAAGCAGAAGCAGATTGTAACTGAAAAGCGCAAGAAGCTGTCTGATTTGATTAAACGCCCGGAAGCGGGTATGCCTAACGAGTTGTTGCGCAACATTATTTTTGAGAACATTCAGATTTCGCCCGAAGAGGAAGATACAAGCATTCTTCTGAAAATACAGGGAAAGTACAATGAAACGTGTACTAAATACACAAAGGATGGCATTAATCCTTTCATCTCTGACAAGGGTGGTTCTAGCGATGTAAAGTCATTCATAGATAGAAAGAGAGAAGAAGATAAGGCTAACAAGGAAAACAACATTGTCAGCCGATATTACAGTAAAATTAACAAATAGTTTTTTTAATTATGAAAGCAGGAGTTCTTGCAACAAGTTATAGTAAGATTGGTGGCGCAAGACATATCTTTTCTAATGATACGTCTTTGCACGTACTGTTGGTAGGATGTAACGTTTCAGTAGAACGTATGCCTACAGTTGGGAACAAACTTCCGGCTGGTACCATGATTAAATGTGATTCCTCAAAGCAGAATGGCGGTGACATTCACTATTCATTCAGAATGTACGAGAAATCGGATTCTGGTACTACGGTAAGAGTTGAAAAAATCATGGGTAATACAGTTGCCAAGGTTGGCATGGTTGTCGGTAAAGCACCTACTACTGCCGCAGGTACTACAACTGGTTATACCATTAACGCTATTGATTCGTCTCATGACGAATATGACATCCTTACATTGTCCGGGGATGCAGGTAAATTGGAATTGACCGATATTTTGGTTGAAGTTACACAGGCTGGTACTAGCGCAAAATTCAAGGTTATTCCTAATGCTATCCTGCCTTATGATGTTGACACCATTCCCGGTGCCACTCTCTATCCTTTCAACGGTGCATGGATGGTGACAAGTGAGATTTTGGAAAAACGTATTCCGCCAGTAGCTCCGGCAATCAAAAAGGCGATGAAGGATGATGAATCATATCCTTGCGTTTTCCGTTACACATTGTATAATTAATTAAAATTTTTTGTTTTATGCAAAGATCGACATTTAGTTTCTATGATTGGCATTTTTCTGGGGAGATGCAGGAACTTATGGATTATGCCAATCAGAAATTTGATAACGAAAACTGGAGAAGCTACGGAGATTGGGATGTTCCTCAGATGAGTAAATCATGGAATGTCATGGTTGACGAATACACACAGGCTACCCGTCCTGTAATGCTGGCTCCTTTGGCTGAAAAGCCTATTATGGACACTACTGGATTTGAATGGTATTCGGGCCGTATTCCGAAGATGGGTCACGCCATTCAGTTTATGGAAACCGATATTCAGGAGTTCTATGAACTTGACATTCCGCAAGGTGCATTGCTTGACAAGATCCGTGAGAAGTGGTTCACAAAGATGGAAGCGTGTATTCAAGGTTTCCATACCGAGTTGAACTGTATGGTTTATCAGGCTCTTTCTACAGGTATGCTTAACTATACAGCCAGTGGTACTAACTCAATTCCTGTTCAGATCGACTATCGTGTTCCTGCAAAACATAAGTTGAAAGCGTTAAAACAGAAATGGTTTAGCGATACAGACTGGACACCGAACGAGAACGCTGATCCTATTAAAGACCTTCAAAGAATGTGCAAGATTGCCGACAATGACAGTGTGCCATACGATCACTTTGAAATGTCCAAGGATTTGTATGACAACTTCCTGATGCACCCGAAAGTGACAGCAGCAGTACAAGCTCGTCTTGTTCCTGCCGCAGCATCTACTACAATCTATCCTATGAACAATCAGGAGATTGTTGATGTGCTGATGAAGGTGTTCTCTATTCCTGTGATTATCCCTATTGAGGAAAAATCAAAATGGAACAAACTTGGCGTGATTGAGGAAGCCAAACCGTCTTTTGAAAAGAACACCGTTGTTCTTGTTCAGAGCGGTCAGTTCTTCCGTATCAAGAACTCACCGTCAATGTATTTGCAGGATACCAACCCGGCTGTACGTATTTCTTCTTTGGAAGGCGGACGTATCGCGTTCTTGCATCAGTATTCTTCTGAACCGTATGCAGAAAAGAGTTCAGGTGAATTGTGGGCGTGTCCTGTGATGAAGAATCCGAACAACCTTATCATTATGAAGGTTGACGAGCAGTCAAATACAGGATTGTAAAAAGTTGAACCATGAAAGTCATTATTGATATAAATGGAGAAGGCACAGCAAAGGGCGCAGGGGAGTATTTCATTGGAGATACTCTCACGCTCCAAGCTATTCCCGAAGAAAGTGTGGAGTTCGGATATTGGCTTATTGCTGACAATGAAACATTGAAGCCGGAAGATAGGCTGAAAGTTTCAGATAATCCGTACACTATTCAGGTTACACCTCAGATAACAGCAAAGGGTAACATGAAGGTGGAAGCATATTTTTATATGTCTATGCGTGAATATCTGAAAGCACAGATTGACTATGAGTTGAAAAACACATCGTATATCAGTGTTGCCCAGAAATGGGGATTCCGTTTGTCTGATGATAGCCGTGAAACGTCTGAGATGAAGAAGGATTTGGCTTATGCTGATTTGTTGCTCATTGTTTGTACTGCCCCTTCAACGATACAGGGAAAAACAAAGAAAGCCGGAAACTGGTCAATTACCGACACAAGCAAGACTATTTCTATCAATGACAAGAAAAGATTGGAGCAACGCGCAAAGGATTTATACGCCAAATGGGGTTTGAATTTGGATGTTGGAACAGATGTTGAAATAACTAGATTAAGATGGTAGTATGGGAAAGAGTATTTTAGGTGAGGATATGTTTCCTGATATGGTTAGAATTTATCAGAACAAGAACAGTTCGGATAAATATCAGACTACCCCATATTGGGAGATGATATACGAAGGAAGGGCAAATATACAGGAAAAGGATACAGGTTCGGAAACAAATGATGTTGACAAATCCGAATATGCCGCCTACCTAGAAGATAACGATGTAACCATACCTTCCGGGTGTCTGTTGGATTGGCAGAATTTCAACCATCCGTTTTCGGACAACAGTAATAGCTGGCGTGAGATAAAGAAACCTCCATTTAACAATATGGAATTTGGTACGGTGATATACTTTAACCAAATAGAAAACTAGAATACTATGACAATCAATTGGACGGAAATAATACTTGCTTTGTTGGGTACAAATGGCATAACCCTTCTAACTTCAATGTTAATGTTTAAGCAGAAGAAGGAAAAGATGGAAACTGAAATTGATTCTTCTACCTTGGACAATCTTGAAAAGGGGTTTGCTATTCAGGGTGCTCAGTTGAAGAAGGCGCAAGAGGAAATTTTGAGTTATCAGCAATCTCTCCACGATGCTTATCAGAAGATACAGGAGCTTTACAATGAACTGAATGATATTAAAACAGAACTGAAATGCGCTAAAGATGAACGAGATTTGTTAAAAAAGCAGATTGAGAAACTGAGTAAACCAGTAACAAGAAAGACAAGTACAAAAAATGCAGGCAAATAACAACGATAAAGTATTGAAAGAGTTTGGTAGTAATGTCCAGCTTGCCTTGGATGCTTCTATCATGCAGTTCATGGAGGATATTGCTACGAATATCATGGATGATATAAAAGACATGGAGGGCTTTACCAACCAAACTTTCAATCTTGAAGATAGTTATGGATGTGGCATTTACAAAGATGGGGTCCTAAAGAAGATTGTGTGGGCAAATGCAACGAAAGTTGCAAATGAACCTAGGAAACGTAACAATGTAGAGTATTGGGGGCGTGAACTTGCCGAAGATTTCTTCAATAGTTATAAATCCGATGGTTCTGAAAAATATGAACTGGTTGTTGCTGCTGTCATGTATTATGCCAAGTATGTGGAGAGCTATCACCTGTTGAATGTTCTTTCAGATTCTTGGATTAAGACAAAGACAGATTTAAAAGGGGGTAAATATACTGTGGTTTTTAAGAAAATTGCAGCTAATATGTTAAACAAATATTTTAAGTGAAGTTATGGGCTACTTTAATCCTTCAACAATAAATACCACCTTGTACAATATTGTATTGGACAAGAAGATTGCTGACGATGTATATAAGGTACAGCGTCCTGCAAGTGTTGATGATAAGGTAACTAGTTTTATTGTCGTAAACAACAATACAAGAATTGTCAGCAATACCGAGAGCGGCCCCTACGGTCACTTCGGGAAAGGCGAAACGATGGCTACGGTTACTCTGTTTGTAAGGGCATTGCCCGGGAACGTATATCCGTCTGTCATGGATGCGTTGAGTGAGAAAATGGTAGAACTGTTCCCGCAAAAGACTGTGCAGCTTCATTTCGAGATATTTAATGTTTTACCACCAATGTTTGACGGGGTTGGGTTCTATTATATGTCCGTCCTGTTGAATGTTGATATTTCAAAGGATTAGCTGCATGAGAAACGTGAGAAAAAACAGTGGAGGCGCATCGGTAGATACGTTTTCAACAATTAACAATAACTTTTTAAATACAGAAAATAGAATGGCACGAGTAAATTTAGACACTAGCCCTGCTTACTTGAACGGGCAGTCGGCTGCTTTGACATTTGATGCGATTGAAATCACCGATAGTACTCAATATTCAAGTTTTAGGAATCCGAAGATTCTTCCCAATATTGAGTCTGGTACTACGGAATCTTCTGGTACTGACGCTGATACTTCTGAAACAAAGAACGAACAGGGTGCTACCGTATTTCAAAATATCACACCGGGTACTATGGCATTTACCTTTACAGGTATGTCTACATCAAAAGCTGCTTTCGCTTTCTTTACGCAAGGAAATGAAGCAAAGGCTGAGTTGGAATTGAATAGTTTGACTGACACTGCGGATGTTTTCGGCAAGGGAGCTTCTCAGAAACTGAAAGCGTTTGGTGCAAGCTCATTCAAGCAGTTTGTACGTCCTATCGGTATTATCAACGGTACTGGTGACCGTATGATCTTCTTCCCGAAGGCATCATGGGCTGTCAGCTTCACAGGTGCTCCAAGTAACGCTGGATATCTTGGATTCTCCGTTACTGTGACAGCATTGGAAGTTAACACTCAGTATTTGAAAACCATGATGGTTCTCGAACTTGACAATTCGGGTGGATGATGTATATGGGGTGATGAATTATTAGCCGGGCGTTTTCGTCCGGCTTTTATTGTTTTTTAACTTATTGTGTTTGATTTTTGTTAACCTTTGTTGTATTTTTGCTGTAAAAAATAACACCATGACAGATAAAGAATTGTCTGATAAATTAAAGCAAAAGGCTATAAGTCTTGGAGCTTGCGAAAAAGGATTGAACGAATGGGGTAACCTAGATAAATATGAATTATGCGAGATGTATATTAGATACATTGATTTCTGCCTGTTAAACAGATACCCGTCAAATGAAATAATCAAAAAAGAATTTGCAGGGGTTAGGGAGAAGTTTAATATTTTCGTTGATGATACAAACCTGTTCATAAGCAATCCTAAATGGTCTATTTTTAACGGTTCGTGTGATTGTGTTGTCACATTCAACGATTTCGGTATAGGAGAAATGTATGTCAAGGATAACAGCCGTGTAAACCTTGTTGCGCTTGACAACAGCATAGTACACGTTTCTTTGATTGACGATGCCAAACTTGATATTGTATCGTCTAAATATACAAGGGTATTCGTTTATACAAATACTCCAAAGAACATATCAAAGGTAGATGTGAAAGGAAAATTAATGATTAAACCGTTCAAGTTAGTTTAAAAATGGGAATATTCAACTGGAAACAACCTGACTTAGATGATCAGATAAAGATGCAGAAGTTTGCCACTCATAAATACAAAGAGGTTATGGTTGGCAATAAGAAATTCAAGGTGCGTGGTCTTAGACTGGGTGCATACGATTATATTGTAGACAAGCTGTTGATACGTGACATTATCAATCCCGATACAGCGAAAAAGGAAATGATTGCAATTATGAAAAATGACGCATCTATTCCGTACAAAGTTGCAGCGGCAGGAGTATTGAATAACTATTGGTTTTTTGAGATAATTCCTTTTGCAAGGCGTATATACGCTTGGTGGTTAAGCAGGCACTATGACCATAAGGAACTCACTCCGTTGATAGAAGCCATCGTGGAGGGGGCTAATGTAAGTGATTTTTTTACAAATACAATCCGTTTAGCGTTCTTGATAGATACGACAGCGACATTAAGCAAGAAGGATGCCATGAAATTATCTCTCGATGCAAAATCGGCTCACGAGGATCTATCCAAAAAGATTTCCCCCAATTCAGAGGAGATTTAAGGCTATTCGGAGGATTGATGATAATCAAGGACTGGGCTTTGCTATGGAAATATTCATGGAGTTATATACAGGCAGTAATAATGGACCAGCCTAAACTTGATTATCATTTTGAAGAGAAAGTTAAGTTGTACAAGGCTTCTCTTACAGAAGATTTATATAAGGAAGCTAACAAGGATGCAAGTGGCTTTATATATAGATTCAAAGAATCTAAACCTAAAGAAGAGCATCCCGATATATTACTAAAAGATGTTTTGCGATGATAACAAAATACGATCCTGAAATATATCCCCTTAAACTGTATGTTGCAGTGGGGGATGATCAAAGGGGAAAAATATATAGAAAATTCACCAAACTTAATCATGACCCGATAGATACATCCAAAGATGAAATTAAGAGCTGTAATGGCATGACTATTTTTGTAAGGGAAAAAAGTACAAACCATTTAGGTGTACTTATTTGGTTATCCAACGATGGTATAGGGGTGAGAACTGCTGCTCATGAATCTCTTCATTATGTTTGTAATGTGTTTGGGTATTGTAATATTTCTATGGGATATGAAAATGGGCAGGATGAGCACTTTGCATACCTTTTAGGTTGGTGTGTTGAGTGTGTAATGGATAGTGTTGCGAAATATTTAAAAAACAATATTTATGAAGATTAATTTGTTTGTAAACGGAAATTTGGTGTGCGACCGAAGCGAAGCGAGGGAGCACAGAGG